CGTTGCAGCATGGCGCACCACTCGGCCGCCGGACTGCACGCCCACCGCCACGGCTACAGCGCCGCGCAGCTCAAGGGCGACCCCCGCCGCGACCCCGCGCACACCTGGGTTACGTCCACCGTGCTGCGCCCCATCATCGAGGGCGACGAGATCACCGGTTGGGAGTGCCGGGAGGACCTGCCCAAGGGCCGGGGACGCTGCGGCTACATGATCAGCCGCGCCGACATGGACGCCCACCAGGCCCACCGCCGGGGAGAGTCGTTCCTGTGCAACACCGCCGTTTCGGCCAGCAACGGCCACGGCATCGGCCCGCAGACCAACGGCCGCGAAGTGTGGGAGGCGTTTAAGGCCCTGCGCGCCGCGTACGAGGCCGCGCACCCCGTAGACGTCCGGTAACCCCACCGCACCCCTGCAAAGCCCCTCACCGCCCATTCTCGGGCCGGTGGGGGGTTTTCTCGTGTTTGCGTCCACCCCTGGGATACAGAGTCACCCATACGCCCCCGTGCTCCCCGTGCCACGGCCGACCACGGCACATTGCGTGCAGTCCCTGACAGCACATGTCGGCCCGCAGCGCCCCCGCCGAATGCTTGAGCAGACACCCGCGCATGCCCGGCTGATAGCGGACCAGGGAGCGCCGTACGGAGGCATTCAGAGCATGCGCGCACGCGTCCACGGTAGGGAACTCTCCCCATGCCTGGCCGTACCCCGTGGCGCCCCATGCCATCCCGATGCACATACGTCCATGGTCCCACCGCGCCGACGCAGGGGCCAGGGAATCCGGGGCCGGGGGAAGGCTCCCCACTGCTGCTATCAGCACATGAGACACCACTACGTCAACCCCTCCAGCCATGCGACCGGCAACCATGCGACCGCCAACCCCATTACGCGTCATTGCCTGGCCCCCTGGTTGTCGAGTTGCTACAGCCGCGCCCCCGGCTCCATATCTCGGGACATATAAACAGGGGCGCAATTCAGCGAATAGGGCAGTGGCCGAACGTGAATAACGCTGAATAGCTATGCAGTGATATTGCCCATTGACAGATGCGCGCACATGTGCATAGGGTCACGCTGCGCCCCATTGTGACGTACCTCACTCCAGGGGTGAAGGGTGCAGATACTGGTCAGAAGCGCGATGCCTAGGGTGTGTCCCATGTGTCCGAGTTGACAAAGGGCTGTCAAGTGTGCTGGCAAATGAATAAATATGCACCCCCCTACCCTTAAACGCATAAATTCCAGACCTAGGGGGCCCGGACAGCCGCGCAGCGCACCGAATGTAGGAACCGGACAGTGTCACAGTGGCCGGGGGATTCGGGGAATTGGGGGATCGGGGCGCCGGGGGAGTGGGAGGATCGACCGACTCAAGGGAGGTCGGCATGGAGATTGAGCATGGTCCGAACGGTGTGACGGACGAGAGCATCGAGAAGCTGCGGAGGTACTACGAGGAGCACGGGGAGCTGCCGCCGGAGTACGAGCAGACGCTGGTCGAGCGTGACGGCTAGGGGCCGCTCGGGACGTAGGGGTGCGCTACGATGCCTGCGGTTGGTTTCCGGTAGGGAACCGAGTGCGGAAGTAGCGAGCCCCACCGTCATGCAGTCTGGCCTGGACGCCAGGTGACGGTGGGGCTCGCTGCATTTCAGGGACTGCTGGACGACGAGTCCGAGGTGCTGTGGGGTTCGAGGAACAGGCCGTAGGGCGGGCCCTTGAAGGTGTAGTCCGGACCGAGCCTGCGGAGGGTGCTGCGCACCACGATGTCGTAGCCCATGCGGCGGGCGGAGGCCTTCAGCTTCTTGGCTTCGGCGAGCGCGGCGGCTCGGGTAGTACGCCACATCAGGGCGTCACGCACGTTTCGCATGATTTGAGAGTAAGCGGAACCAGCGGTTCCTGCCACGCAAGCGAGTGGGTGAAAGTGCTTGACATGGGGTCGGGTAGCGCATAGTCTTATCCCGTAATTGAGAACGACGGAAGGGGAGTTGGGATGGCAGCGAAGACGTACGTACTGTCGAGCGGCAGCGGGCCGATCGCGGCTGGCGACCTGGACGCGTTGAAGGCTCGTGCCGAGAAGTCGATCACCGGGATCACGGGCGACAACGAGTACAAGTGGGAAAAGGTCGAGGAGTCCGAGGACGAGCCGAGCACCCGGCTGGGACTGCACCGCAGGAACCGGACCAGCGGTCGCTGGATCTACGTCAAGAACTTCATCGACGAGGTGCCCGTGGTGGCGGACAAGAAGAAGGCGGGTGCCTGAGATGCCGAGTCTTGAGGGTGTGAAGGTCGGGGACAAGCTGCTGCTGCTGACGAAGATGGGTGGCAGGCGCGAGAGGGAGCAGACGCCCGAGGAGGTGACCGTCGTCAAGGTCGGCCGCACGCTGCTGCACATCCCGGTGAGCGAGCGCAGCCCCGAGGGTAAGACGCTGGCCTACCGGATCGAGAACGGGGTCCGGAACGACAACTACGGCCACACCCAGGTGATGACCCGCGAGGACTACGAGGCGGAGAAGAGCCGCGAGTCGCTGGAGGAGTCGCTGCGGCGTCACGGTATTGAGGCGTGGCGCGGCGGGCCGAAGCCGATCGCGGTCCTGGAGGCGCTGCTCGACGTGATGGAGCGTGCCGAGCGCGGGGAGATCAAGTGAAGGAGCGCTGGCCGTGCCCGTACTACCTGTGCCAGGAACGGCCACTGCTCGTTGGTCCCATGAGGGAGGAGGAAGAGAAGTGAGCGACCACACGATCACCCGCAAGGTGCTTTGGCGCAAGAAGCCATTCGACACCATGAAGGCGCTGACTAAATACGCGATTTATGCGGACGGCACGTTGATCGGGTATATCGAAAGCAACTGGCCGGTGGTCCAGAGTGGCAACGCTGCGGGGTCCTACTCCAAGAAGAAGGAACTCCAGTGGTTCTTCTGGTTGGCGAGCGACCCGAAGGGTGAAGCCCACCCGGACGAGACGTACAGCCTGTCCGAAGCCTCTCGGCAACTCCACGAGATCTACAAGCAGCAGACGCAAGAGAAGGGTGGAGCGGCAGTGGCTACGGCTTACGAGCAGTTGGTGCAGCGGATCAAGGTCGGGCACCCCGAGGACACGGCGGCCGAGATGATCCGGCTGCTGGACAAGGTCGTGGCGGACACCCGACGGGACCAGGCCCAGGTGGACGCCGAACTCATGCAGAAGAACGCGGACCGGGCGCCGAAGGCTCCGGCCCCCAAGGGTGGGACGACCAGCCGCGCGGTGTTCACGGAGGCGGCACGCATGCTGCACCCGGACGTGTTGGGCTGGAGCCTGGAACTGCCGGAGCACCTGCGCGAGGGGGAGAAGTGAACGAGACCGAGGATCACCGGATCGTCGAGGCGGGCGACGTCACCCCCCGAGTTATGGAATACGTCCAGGACATCATTACGGGCTACTTCCCCACAGGAACCATCGACTGGGAGGAGGTCTGGCAGCGACTGGAGCGCCGGACCGTGGACGGCGATCGAAACATCGTTATGACGCGGGACGCGAACTCCTCGGCTGTCCATAAGATCCAGCGCCAGATCCGGAAGTGGAGGGCGCAGGGATGAGCGACCCGAAGTGGTACCGCGACGAGGAGGCCGGGGTCTCGCGCGCGTTCGAGAGCTACGAGTCCTTCTTCAAGGGTTCGGCGGAGGCGCGGAGCGCCGGGTCGTGACCTCTCATGCTGACGAACACCCGGAACCCGAGGAAGGCTGCCGGGAGTGCGCCCACACTTCCCGGCCCCGGCCGGGCCCGGCCCCGACCATCGATGAGCTGCTCAGCCGGGCCCGCCTGAACTTCGGCTACACGCCGCAGGACATCGTGGACTCGCGACGGCGAATCGAGGGGGAACTCGCCGGCGAATATCAGGCATTTGAAAATCCGGGGCGGACTACGGAGCCCGAGTTGGCCGAGCTGCTGGCGGTCGAGGGTCCGGAGCCGCGTCAGTTGCGCCGCATCGCCGAGCTGGTGGAGGTCCTGCACGGCGACGACGTGGCGCGCGTCTGGTGGGCCAAAGCCGCTGCGGCCGGTGACCAGGACGCGATTGACTACATGCACGTGATGAACGAGGAAGACGAGGAAGACGACTGATGAGCGCTGTGGAGTCCACCGTCCGGGATCACTCGAACTGGCAGATCTCGCTGGACGTGACGGGAGCGCCGGACACGTCGAACCCGGAGGTACCCAGCCTCGGGACGGTGCGCCCGACTGCTATGGGCGTGGGCCTGTTCCCGCACACGGAGACGGGCGTGTGGGAGGTGTCGTCGGTAGGTGTGGTGGGCCCCAAGGTCCGGGACGGACAGGTTGCCACGAAGCGGGACTACACCGTCACCTTCATGGAGCCGCTGGGGCCGGACAGCGTGGCGCCGGAGTGGGTGCGCGAGATCGCCAAGGAGTGGACCGACCGCGCCAACGGGGGCGCGGAGAAGCCGGTGTCCTCGGTGGAGATCAGCCGGAGGGTCCGACGTAGCGCGCAGCGGGCCTCCTTCGACATGGCGCTGAACGTGCTGCTGATCCGCGAGAACCTGGACGGCACCGAGTGGGCCATCGAGCGCCTGCGGGAGTCCGCCGCTGCGGCGGCCGAGGCGGCCGAGGCCACGCCTAAGCAGGGCTTCGAGGACATCGAGCGGACCCTTCGGCTGGCCGCCGAGAACCTGGAGAAGGACCTCGACAAGCGCGCGGCCGAGCTGGCCACGAGGGAGAACTGACATGCCAAAGTTGCCCATCCCGCTGGAGATCACCAAGTTGGTGGCTGTGGACCCCTCCGAGCGCGAACCTGGGGACGCGGGGGTCGTTGTGCTGGTGGAGACCGTCGGCGGGGAGATGGCGTTGAAGATGCCGGTTGAGGTGGCCGAAGCCATCTATCACGGGGTCTACGAGAGGGTGCGGGAGAACTGACATGTGGAAGCTGCGTTACTGGGAGCCAGAGCAGCCACGCCCCACGGTGATCGAGGTTTACGACGACCGGGGCATTGGTGCTGACCTTCAGCACGCCATCGACAATCAGGGATGCACTCGGGTTGAGGCGGTCCGCAGGGGGCATCCAGCGGAGCCCAAGAAGAAGCCACCCATCAAGGCGCAGTCGATCGAGTGGCGCCAGGAGGCGCACCCCAAGGGGGAACTGTGGGTCGGCTACATCGGCGATCGGAAGGTGGCTGACGTCTTCAGGTACACATACGAGAGTTCAGCCATGGACTCGTGCAACTACTCCCTGTTCCTCGGTGGGGGAGACGACGAGCGGTTCCTCACGTGCTCCAGCATCGAGTCAGGGAAGCGGTCGGCGCAGCGTGCGCTGAACAAGGTGGTGCAGGCACTCGTAGGAGGGGTATGACGTGTCGAAGTACGTAGTCAAGTACCAGCACCCCCTGAAGACGGGGCAGCGGCGGGCGCAGTCGTCCCAGATCGAGGTCGAGGCTCCGGAGCAGGTGGCGCAGACCGTGGAGTCCCTGCTGAGCGACGACGTCACCTCAAGGATCACGATCACGCGAACTGAGTAGCTACGTAGCGGTGTTGTAGGCCCCTGCCTGGGAGACCGGGTGGGGGCCTTCTTCATGCTTGGAAAGTCGATTAGCGATACGGCTTGACGAGACGTAGTAGCTCGGGATAGATTCCTCTTACTGCTTCCGAAGCAGTAACGCAGAAGGAGGAACCATGGCTAAGCAGCGCGCACCGTACAGGGTCGGCGACCGTGTCTCGATCATGTACAACCACTCCCTGGCCCCGGGGATCATCCGCTCGGTCACGCAGGGGTCGTCCGGCGCCTGGCGTGGGGACGTGCTCACCGAGGATGGCCTCCTGGAGAACCGCTCCCTGCACCGGGACTACGTCATCAAGGCCTCGGGCCTGCTGGACGGTACCCGCGACGGCTGGGGCCCGGTCTGGGAGCGACTGGAGAAGGTGGACATCTGATGTACGAGAACAGCGCCGACCGGTGGGTGCAGGACGAAGGCCCGCTGGAACTGGGTGAGCTGGGCGCCGGTATCGGTATCGACCCGCGCCTGTGCGGGGATGGCTTCCCGCGCGAGGAGTGCCCCAACGGCGAGAAGTGCGCCGACCGCAGCTAGCTGAACGAAACCCCGGTGGCCGTCCGCAGGTCTAGTGCGGGCGCCCACCGGGGCCCGGCCAACGTTACAAGGAGCAGCCGTGAACACACCGATCGAAGAGGACCCGAGGTTCGAGCGCCTGCCGAAGTGGGTGAAGGACCGCCTGCGGGCGAGGGGTGAGCGGATCATCCGGCTGGAGCAGGAGCTGGCCTCCGTGCGGGCCTTGCTCAACAACGACGTCGCGGAGAACGCCCCCGTCGTCGTCGACCCGCACAGCGTGAACCGGCGCCGCCTCGCGGTCGACCAGTGGACGCCGATCGAGTTCCGGTACAAGCCGGAGCGCCACCCGGACTGGTGGTCGTACTTCCACGTGACGCTGCAAGAGGACAACCGGCTGACGGTCCACGGCAGCAGCAGCCTGCTTCTCCACCCGAAGTCCGGCAACAGCATCGAGATCTCCCTGAACGACCGATGAGGCGGGAGCGCCGCTGAGACACCTGAGCAAGTTCGAGCAACGAGTACTGGACCGGTACCGGGAGCTGTCCCGGCCGGAGCACAAGAAGAGGAGATGGCCGAGATGGCCTTGGTCAAGAGCATCGAGTTCCGAGACGACGGGTCGCCCGAGGCGGTGACGCTCCGGCTGTCGGCTGACGAGGCCGCGCTGGTGGCGTTGCTCACCGGTCAGCAGAACTCGGTCCAGGCGGAGGAGCTGCTGCCTCATGGCGGGGCGGTCGCCAGCAGCGCTCTGTACGACGCGACGGCGCAGTACGTGTTCGGTCCGTTCTGGGACAACGGCGTCTCTGACTATCTCGACGAGCGTGAACGGCTTCATACCTAGTCGGGTATGCGGGTGCCCAGCGGGGTGCGACCCACTGGGCACCTGTCCCACCTACGAGAGGTATCGACTCTCCATGGGACTCCCGAATCGTATCCAGAGCTGGCGAGCAAGACGCGCGAGTAACCGTGAGACGGGGTCTGTCTCACCCTCGTCTCACCCGCTCACGGGCCTGCACGCGACCGGTCTGGTCATCGGGTTCACCACGATCCTGGTGGCGCTGGCGTTCGTGGCGCTGGTCGGTATGAGGGTGAGCTGGGTGCCCCTTCGAGACACCGCCGATGGGATCGGCCTGCACGAGGTGCGGCAGTTCTACCCTCTGGTCATCGACGGTCTCGACGGCCTGGGGGTGGTGGCCTCGCTGGCGTTGGTCGGCTCCCCGGGATACCGGTGGGCGATCGGCACGGTGGTCGGTCTCACCGCTGTCTCACTCGTCCTCAACGTCGCTCACGGCTCCGCGTACGCCAGGGTGACCGGGCAGTCAGCGGCGACGACGTGGGGGCACGTGATCCTCGCGTCGGCCGCCCCGACCATCTGCATCGCGCTCGGTACGCACCTGGCCGCGCTCACCTTCCACCGGCTGGCGGGAGTGCTGAGACAGCGGCGAGACAGCAGCGAGGTCACCCTGGTCACGGCCAGGGAGCTGGCCAAGATCCTTGAGGTGAGTCCGAGCACGATCACCACATGGGTCGACAGGGGCAAACTCACCCCTGTCTCGAAGGACGACAGCGGACGCAACCTGTTCAACCCCGCGTCTCTGTGACGTCTCGGTGGGGCTCGGAACGCCGGGCCCCACCGCTCCCCAAGGAGGACCAGTGAGCATCCGTTCCCTGCTGGAACACGTCGGCATCGACGTCGGCGACGTCATCTTCATCAACGGCGTCGCCCTGGACGAAGAGCCGGAGACCGACGCCCCCGAATTCGACTGCTCCTGAAAGGCATCCCGTGAAGAACCTCGACCAGAACCACGCCCCGTGCCCGAGGCCGTCGAAGGCCGACCTGTGGTTCCAGTCCCTCGGGCGCGTCATCTTCCGCGTCCTGTGCGTCGCCGCCGGGCTCTACATCGCGGCCCACCTGATCAACGGCTGACCAACACCACACGAAACGAGAACGCCATGCTCAACTTCACCGAGATCATCGACTCCGTTCCCTCCCTCGACGACGCGCTTCATACCCCGGAGGCCGAGACCTCCAAGCCCAAGCCCGCCACCGTCGAGATCTCCCTGGACGAGGCGAAGGAACTGCTGGGCCGCGCAGTGAAGGAGCGCGGGGAGGATTACGTCTACGCGCCTCCCCTGGACCCGGAGACGGGCGCCAATCCGTGCGTCTACTTCAGCCCGGCCGACAAGGCGCCGTCCTGCATGGTCGGCTACGTGCTGTCCTACAAGGGCGTGACGTACGAGGACCTGGCGGCCACGGACAGCACCATCACGGAGGTCCAGAGCCTGGTCGAGGAGGGGCATCTCAGGGTCGACAACGAGACGCTCGCCTTGCTCACCGTGGCTCAGGTCGAGCAGGACCAGGGACAGACGTGGGGAAGGGCGCTGGAGGAGGCGCTGGCGACGTACGAGGAGTCCGCCGAGGCCATGGAGACCGACGGCCGCGACGACCCGTCTGAGGACTACTGGTTCTGATGACGACGCCGAACATTCTGCTGAGCGGGGTCGTGGGCTCGACTGCCTTCGGCCTGGCCCGGGTCGGGTCGGACATCGACCGGCTGGGCATCTTCATCCGTCCGACTCCGGAGTTCTTCCGTATTGGTGCTAAGCACCAGGACTCGCTCGTGTCCACGGCTCCGGACGTCACCCTGCACGAGGTCGGCAAGTACGTGAACCTCGCGCTGAAGTGCAACCCGACGATCATGGATCTGATGTACCTGGAGGAGTACGAGCAGCAGTCCTGGGAGGGGGAGTGGCTCCTCGACATCCGGGAGGATTTCCTCTCTGAGCCCTACGTGCGCTCGGCGTACGGCGGGTACGCCATGGGTCAGATCAAGCGCATCAAGCAGGAGCTGGCCAACGACGGCCGACAGAAGCGTGTGGCGAAGCACGCCCGGCACTGCTTCCGTCTGCTGCGGCAGGGCCAGCAGTTGCTCGACTTCGGCACGCTGACGGTGAAGGTGCCGGACCCGGAGTTCTACTGGGCGTTCGACGAGATGACCGCCGAGCAGATCGAGAAGGAGTTCTGGAAGGCTTTCGACACCTTCAACGACCGCGTCGGGATCCTTCCAGCGCAGCCTCGGACGGACCGGCTCCAGGACTTCATCAACTACGTGCGGCGGCTGTAGCGGCCTGACCTGCGAAGACCCCCTTCGGGACACCCTCCCGGCGGGGGTCTTCGTGTTGTGTGATGCGCGCCATAGTGTTGCTTGTAAATCGCTTGAGCGAAACCGCTTGCGATTACGTCTTCCTCGTTATAGGTTCTTGGTTATTGGAAGGCGCCCCACCCGGCGCTAGAGCAACACCTGCTAGGAGCCGCAACATGAGCACCGCCACCACCGACGAGCAGCGCCGCCTCTACATCCGCGAGTTCCTGAACAACCAGGGCCACCACGGCCTCGGCGCGGTGCTCGCGGAGATCAACGATGGCGACGCCAGCGACGACTACCTGGACTTCGGCGCCACGCTCCAGATACAGGACTGCTCCCGCAGCGTGACTCTCGACTTCGGTGTCTACGGCCAGACGAACACCGAGGAAGACCGCGACCAGCTCCGCAAGGACCTGGAGAACGCCCGCGCGAAGGCCGACCGCCTCAAGGGCGCCGTCTACCTCTTCATCGAGAAGTTGGACGAGGCCCTGAGCGACGTCGAGACCGACCTCGACCAGCGGGACCGCAAGGCCAAGAAGAACAAGAAGGCCAAGAAGGCCGCGAAGAAGGGCTGAACATGACCGCCACGGACGACCGCCCCACCATGTACCTCGGCCACCTCGTCATCCCCCGCGAGAGCGCCGCCCAGGACTGGCTCAAGCGCCAGGGAGAGCAGCGCGAGGCCGCCGTCGAGATCGTCGCCCTTGAGGCGAAGAAGTGGTTCGGACTGAACCTGCCGGACAGCGCCTACGAGAACTTCGCTCAGCGCGTCGTGGCCGCCATCGACCAGCGAATCTGACCACCACCACCGAGGAGCGCACACATGGTGCACCTGCACGATGTCCTTCCGGAGAAGGCCCTGCTCGACAACATCACCAAGGGCTACGTCCGCCACCAGACCCACCCCGACGGCAGCCGGGCCATCTTCAACTACACGAACAAGGCCCAGTTCGACAACGAGTGGAACGAGGTCACCAAGAAGACCCGGGGGCTGATCATCGACACGACCACCGAGAAGGTCGTAGCCCGGCCGTTCGAGAAGTTCTTCAACTGGTCGCAGATCCCCGCCGACCAGCAGGCGCGACTGATCAACGAGCCGGTCAAGACGTACGTGAAGTGGGACGGCTCCTTGGGCGTCGGCTACCTGCTTCATACCGGGGAGTTCCGCATCGCCACGCGGGGCTCCTTCACCAGCCCGCAGGCGCAGCACGCGAACAAGATCCTGGAGACGCGCTACCCGACGTTCGAGCCGATCCTGGGTCTGACGTACCTCTTCGAGATCGTCTTCCCGTCCAACCGGATCGTCGTCGACTACAAGGGCCTGGACGACCTGGTCCTGCTCGCGGTGGTCGACACCCAGACCGGTCGCTCGCTGCCGTGGGGGCCCTACGACTGGCCGGGGCCGGTCAACCAGCCGGTCGGCTTCGAGTCCCTCTCCGAGGTGCTGGCGGCGCCGCAGGAGGAGAACCAGGAGGGCTTCGTCGTCCACTTCCCCGGCCACGACCTGCGGGTGAAGTTCAAGTTCGACGAGTACGTGCGGCTGCACCGCATCCTGACGAACACCTCGACGCTCACCCTGTGGGAGGCGCTGGCCGAGGGCGACGGGATCGAGGCGATCATCGACAGCGTCCCGGACGAGTTCTACGACTGGGTCCGCGCGAAGGTCAGCGGCTTGCAGGCTGCGTACACCGACACCCTGGTGGAGGCGCGCGAGGAGTTCGACTGGATCCTGCGCCGCCTGGTGCGGCCGGAGGACGACGCGCAGAAGCGCCGCAAGGAGTTCGCCCTCCTGGCCTGCGAGAGCCCCTACAGGGACATCCTGTTCGGCCTGTACGGCGGCCAGGACATCACCTCCCGGGTGTGGAAGCGGGTCAAGCCCGCCTACGAGGTCCCGTTCGCGTCGGTCCCGGAGGCGGCTGCCTGATGGAGCCCGACGACTTCGGCGGGTGGTTCGAGCGGGCCGAGCTGGTGGGCGGGGAGGAGATCCTCGCCCACCCCCGCAAGGACTGCATCGGCCGCCACTGCTGCGTTCACAACCCCTCCGCCCACTCCATGGCCGCCTTCCCTCAGCACTTCCGCATGGACCGGGCGCTGATGGAGCGGACCTGTCCCCACGGCGTGGGTCACCCCGACCCGGACGACCTCGCCTACAAGCGCCTGATCCAGGGCGAGGACTACCACCCCTACGAGGGCCTGCACGGCTGCGACGGGTGCTGCCAGTGAGCGCCTACAAGTGCAGGTGCTGCGGCCCGAAGAACAAGGAGAAGCCCGTGACGATGCTGACGCTGACCATGACCAAGGGACTGCCCGGCTCCGGCAAGAGCACCGAGGCGAAGCGGATCGTGGCCAAGGCCCAGCCCGGCACGCTGGTCCGGATCAACAAGGACGACCTGCGCACGATGCTGCACGACAGCGTCTGGCACGGGAAGAACGAACGCCGGGTCGTGCGGGCCCGCAACGCCCTCGTCGAGGCGTTCCTGGGCGACGGTGTGAGCGTCATCGTGGACGACACCAACCTCAACCCCAACCACGAGAAGGAACTGCGGCGGCTGGCCGCGTACCACGGTGCGGAGTTCAAGGTCTCCGACCACACGGCCGTGCCGCTTCATACCTGCATCAAGCGTGACCTCCAGCGGGATCGGAGCGTCGGCGAGAAGGTCATCCGGGACATGTACAACCAGTACCTGGCCCCGAAGCCTGCCGAGGCGCCCCCGTACGACCCGGCGAAGCCGAACATGGTCCTGGTCGACATCGACGGCACGCTGGCGCGGATGGTCGGCCGCAGTCCGTTCGAGTGGGACCGGGTCGGCGAGGACGAGCCGATCAGCGAGGTCATCGACCTGGTGAACACCCTGCGGGACAGCGGCGCGGAGATCGTGTTCCTGTCCGGCCGTGACGGCTGCTGCTACGACCAGACGCGGGCCTGGCTGGAACTGCACGTGGGCAAGTGGACGCGGGAGGCGTACCTGCATATGCGGGCGCCCGACGACATGCGCAAGGACTCCATCGTCAAGGAGGAGATCTACCGGTCGAAGATCGAGCCGTTCTACAACGTGTGGTTCGTCCTCGACGACCGTGACCAGGTCGTGGAGATGTGGCGCCTGCTCGGTCTGCGGTGCCTTCAGGTGGCTCCTGGAGCCTTCTGACCGCAGTTCACTATCTGAAATCTGAAGCATTGACTTCTGACCCCGCTACGGCATCCCGTGGCGGGGTCAAGTCATACCAATTGGTAGCTTGACAAGTTGTCGACACGGCCTTCCCGCTTGGCCGAAATTACCCTGTGATCTGGGTCACGACACTGAACGTTCACATATGCCTAACCGTAGGTGCGCAATGCAGGTAACCTGCGGTAACACAATGAGTTGTACTCGCAGAGGCAAAGAAATGCCCAAGAAACGCCGTTGAATAGTAAAGCAACGCTGTTTCGGAAGTTGTGTGACCCCTGGTCCCTGTGAGTTACCAGTGCTACGTTTCAACAACTGGTTGACCAGGAATCACACGGCCGAGCGTCCCCACGCGACCTGCTGTGCAGCAGTCGCACGCCTCCCTCGCGATCCAAGAGACCAGATCAACGAGATGATCACGTACGCGAACCCTCATCGTCGCGTACGTCATGTTGGAGGGGTACGCAACGAACATGAACACCAAGAGGCGCGACGGTTCGGACGACACAGGGGAGCAGGATGTCCGCGAGCTGCGCCGCCTTCTCGGAGAGGGCCCGGACGACACCCCCACACGTCCGCTCAGTGACTCCGGCCCCTTCGTACGGCACAAGGAAGACGTTCCCCACGAGGATGCCATCCCGGACTTCTACGGCCTTGACAACGGTTCCACCGAAGACGACGAGGTCACGGAAGAGCTGCTCCAGATGGTCGAAGACGGCGAGCTGTGCTTCGGCTGGCTGGAAGACCGCCAGGAGTTCGGCTTCTGGTTCCCGGACGAAGAGCCCGCAGGCCGTCCTCTGATCATCCCCGACACCCCCTTGCAGGAGACGAAGAGGGTCTCCCGGCGCCGACCCAAGCGTCCCCTGCTCAAGAGGGTCGTTCTGGCCATCGCCGCGACCGTGACGGCCCCCTTCGCCATCGGTGTGTGCTCCTACGCGGCGGAAGAGGGCGAACACCGTGCCCACCACGAGATGGACCGGCCCGACCTCACCTCCGAGGACACGGTCAACGTCGCCCCGCACGAGATGGACGACCGTTCACCCGCTCCGATGACCACCTCCTACGCCGCAGGTCCCGTCACCAAGGGCAAGCACGCCAAGACGTACTCGAAGCCCGAGAAGGTCACCACCAAGGCCCCCACGGGCAAGCACCGCAAGGTCGGGTCCGCTCCGGCGCCGTCCGCCGTGCCGTCGAAGGCTCCCGCGCATACGGTGAAACTGCCATCCGCGACACCCAGCGCGTCCCCGACGTCCACGAGCCACCCCGGAGCGGTCGGCGCGACGGTCCACACCATCCTCAGCCCGGTCGTCAGCCTGCTCGGTGGGTAAGTGCTTTACAAATCCGGCTTGTCGAGCGTCGAGACGCATGCGCTTGACAGAAGCAGTAGTCGGGTAGCAGTATTGGCACCGTTCTGAGGTTGCAGTGTCGCAGCCGGAGGTGCCGTTGCTTAGGAGTGCTTTATGGGTGAGCGAGTGAGCAAGTTCTGCGATATCAAGGTGAAGCGGGGCCGCTCTGAGGCAGCTTGTGGCAAGCCGGTACCCGACGACGAGGCCACGCCGGTCACGGTGGGGACCACGCGGTACCTCATGGACCTGTGCCAGGAGCACCAGGACAAGCTGAACGACGTGCTGCTCCCCTTCATCTCGGTCGCCCATGAAGCTCAAAAGCGCACGGGAACCCAGGTGCGTAAGGCGCTGCGAGGCAAGCGTGGCGCCTTCACCACGGCCGACGTGCGGAAGTGGTTGCAGGAGCAGGGCCGGGAGGTCTCCCACACGGGACGCCTGCCCGAGGACCTGATCCGTGAGTACGAGGACGCGCACAAGTAGGCCGACCCGAGCACTGAAAGGGGCCGAGGGAGTACATCCCCGGCCCCTTCGGCATGTCCGGACAGTGCCCTACCCCCGCCTCGCGCGAGGGCTTCCAGGCAGTGGCCTGAAGCGATTACAAACCCGTAGTCGGGATCCGCTTCAATGGATGCATGAACACGATGAGCGAGCGACGGCCGGGCCAGGGGAACCACCTCCCCTCCGCCAGCATGCCCGCGCTCATCCCGGCCTTGCAGGCGTTCTGCCTCGGCCGCTTTCCGTTCCCCGCCTGACCGGGCTGCCGTCGCCATGACGCGACCGCGTAAGACCCGGCGGGGAACTCTTCCCGCCCAATGCAAGCTAATTCAGTTTGTGGCTTGACAACGGGTATCCCTGATACGGTAGTGTCGAAGACATCAACTTCTGGACGTAGCGCAGCCTGGTAGCGCGCCTGATTTGGATTCAGGGGGTCGCAGGTTCAAATCCTGCCGTCCAGACTTCACGGCCCTTTGGCAGAGGCAGTTAATGCGCCCGCCTGAAAAGCGGGAGATTCTGGTGCGATTCCAGAGGGGGCCACTTTGTCCAGACGCTGAGCCCTGTTCCTGGACAAATCCTGAACTCAACCCTGAACAGGGGCGGGAGACCGAATCTTTTGGGGCGAATCCGCAGACTTATTTGTGGTAGGGAAAGGCACTTACCCGAGCCCGTCACCTAATCTCGTAAGCGTGCGGAGTGCTGTCATGAATAAGAGGATCGCTGGACTTCTGCTCGCAGTGGCCGTGGCATTTTCCCCGCTCGCTACATCAAGCGCGCAGGCGAATACACCGGTCGCATCCACGAAGATCGCCGCACCGGTCGCCGTAAAGTCCACCACTACGGTGTCGTCCGGAACGAAGATCGTGAAGCAGGGCGCCAAGTACAAGGGAGTCCGGTACGTGTGGGGAGGATCCTCGCCGTCCAGGGGGTTCGACTGCTCGGGCCTGACCCAGTACACCCTGAAGAAGCTGGGGAAGAGCATTCCTCGGGTCGCGAACGACCAGTACAGGCACAGCCTGCACGTCAAGAGCCCCCGGGCCGGGGACCTCGTCTTCGCCCACGACTCGCGCGGCTACGTCTACCACGTCGGTATATACGTCAATTCCCACACCTGGCTGGAAAGCGAGCGGCCGGGCAAGGGTGTCAACTACTACAAGCCCTGGACGAAGTCCGTTTACTACGGCCGCTACACCGTGAAGTAGGCTTCACGTAGGAAAGGCCGGAGGGCCTGAAAACCCTCCGGCGCAAGGCCGAGTGGTGAAAAGGCAGCCACGCCGTCCTCAAAAGACGGTGCTCGTAAGAGCGTGTGGGTTCGAGTCCCACCTTGGCTACGGTCTGGGGTCAGTTACCTGTCTGGGCGTGGAGTCCAGTAGGGTCAGTGCAAACACTGATGCATTCCTCGATAGCTCAATCGGCAGAGCAGCGGACTGTTAATCCGCTGGTTCCTGGTTCGAATCCAGGTCGGGGAGCGAGGGAAGGGCCGACGGACAAGGCTTAGGCCGGTGAGATTCCGGGTGGGTGGCGCGTGGTCGAGACCTTCTCATGGTGAGTGTGGCGAAATGGTAGCCGCGCCGGGCTGTGACCCCGGTGTTCCGAAAGGAGCGTGCGGGTTCAACCCCCGTCATTCACCCTCATTGCCCGACTGGGTCACCACCCAGACGAGCAAGGCCGCGAACGGCACTACCCCCGCCAGCGCGTGCCAACGAGCAGACAGTAGCCCCAGCAGAGCCGTGCTACCCCACGCCAGGTATTTGGCGCGGAGGACAGTGTCCTCAACCTCAGCCACGGACTCTTCCTGGGGCTCTGTCATCTCCAGGGCCCGCTCGACGTGAGCGCCCATGTGCCGCTGGCGGTCCACCACGACGTCGACCTCGGTGTCCGCAACACCCCAGTCGTTGCACGTCTCACAGAACCAGAACATGACCCCACCCCAGGCTTCAGCCCCGGCTCACGAACAGTGGCCGGGGTCTTCTTTGTTATCGCTTTGGAAGGGTTCCAGTCTAGGTGTCCATGCCGGTTGACCTGGTAGGACGTCAGTGACGGGTGCGCCTCACTCCTGTGGTGAAGTCTTCTCACTTCCGAAGTGAAGTATTGCTAGGAAGCGATAACACTGATACCGTACTCGGAGTCGGGCCGGGAACGGTCCGGCGGCCACCATCTCCTCCGAGAGGAACACCCCTTGAGCACGCTCGCTGAGTACATCGAGGTCGACTGGGTCCGCGAGATCCTGATGGACCCCAACGTCGGCCACCAGGCCGCCTCCGACGACCTCAACTTCAACGGTGTGGAGACCTCCGAGACCGCCGTCCGGCGCTGGCGCAAGGCCAACGGCTACAAGCGCAACATCCTGGTCGAGCCGGGCAAGGAGAAGGGGCTTCATACCCTGCCCGAGGAGGGCACGGCCGAGGCAGTGGCCGAGAACGAGGAGCAGATCGAGCGGATACAGGCCCTGGAGGCTGACAACCGCCGACTGTTCCAGCAGTTCAAGAAGGCGAAGGCGCGCGGCGACGAGTACATCGAGGCCGTCTACCGTGCCGCCAGCGACGCCGCGCAGTACGTCGGAGTGACCCCCGTCGAGCCTCCAGCGCGTGACCGCCGTACCAAGCCGTCCGAGGTCGCCCTGTGGCACCTCACGGACTGGCAGGGCGGCAAGAAGACCGAGACGTACGACCGCACCATCATGCGGACCCGCATCATGCGCTACGTCGAGAAGGCCAACGAGATCACCGACATCCAGCGCGCCGACCACCCGGTCAAGCACGGCGTCCTGCTGTTCACCGGAGACATGGTCGAAGGCGTCTCGATCTTCCCCGGGCAGGTGTGGGAACTCGACGGCACCCTCTACGAGCAGATGTTCGACGTCGCCGACCTGATGATCTGGACGATCAAGCAGGCGCTTCATACCTACGAGACGGTCGAGGTCGTCGCCGAGTACGGCAACCACGGACGTCTCGGCCGCAAGGGCGACGGCATCAAGGCCTCCGACAACGTCGACCGCATGGTCTACAACATCGTGCGCCAGCGCCTCGCCGACGAGGACCGGCTGACCCGCTTCCAGACGGACGGCGGCTGGTACCAGAACTTCACCATCGGCAACTACAAGGCCATGGCCATCCACGGCGACGAGATCAAGTCCTTCGGCGGCAACATCCCCGCCTACGGCATCCTCCGCAAGGCCAACCAGTGGGCCTCCGGCGTCCTCCCGGCCTTCCGCGACCTCTACATCGGCCACTACCACCAGTCGATGCAACTCCAGTTGGCCAACGGCGGCTCCGTCTTCATGACCGGCAGCCCCGAGAGCGACAACATCTACGCCCACGAGTTCGTCGCGGCCACGGGAGACCCCTCCCAGCGCCTGCACTTCATCAACCCCGAGAAGGGACGAGTCACCAGTGAGTACCGCGTCTGGCTCTGACACCACCAAGACCCTGGAGAACCCCTTGAGCGTCCTCACCGAGACCGCGTCCGAGCACGAGGCGTCCTACCGCTACATCCAGGACGACGACGGCGAGTACTTCGTCGCGATCAAGGACGTCGTCGGCACCCTCCTCGAACTCGCCGACAAGTTGGAGGGCCTCGGAGGCATCCAGGAGATCATCGGCAACGCCTTCACCCAGGTCGCCGTCCAGTTGGCCGACCCCTTCATGGACCTCGACCAGCCCGGCGCGCTTCATATCTTGCCCGGAGGGGCTGCCGGTGCGAACGCCTAGGGACAACCACCTGTGGAAGGTCCGGGTGCTGATCCACAAGGACGGCACCTGGACCGCCAAGACCTTCTTCTACGCCCGCCAGGTCTTCGCCGACCGCTGGCTGGAGCGCGCCCAGAACAACGACAGCCTGCACATCGACTTCTACGGCAAATACACCCTGGAGGAAGACAGTGTCGCGTAAGACGACAACCACGACCGTGGTCCACAGCGAGAAGGACGCGGACGGCAACTGGAGCGAGTTCTCCAAGACCATCACCACCGTGGTCGAGCGGGACGACGAGGGATACCCCTACGGCCCCGTACCGCTCCCCAAGGGCCTCAGCCCCTACGGCTACGGCCCCTACTTCTCCTGGGACTACCTGGGACGCCGCAGCAAGCCCACGGACCAGGAGGACGGCCAGAATGGCTAAGGGAACCCCGCCGCCCATCGGCACCATCGGCGTCACCGCGACCGGTGGCATCCTCGGCTGGGGCATCCGGCTGCTGACCTTCTCTCGGTACAACCACGCCTTCATCGTCGGCCCGGCCGGTCTCCTCGTCGAGGCACAGCCGGGCGGCGCCCGCCTCGGTCACATCTCGATGTACCCGAACGCGAAGTACAACTCCGACGTCATCATCCCCGACGAGACCCGCCTCGCCATCTGGGAGACCGCCCTCGGCTTCGCCCAGGCCAACAACGGCAGGGGCATCGGTTACAACTGGCTCGACGACATCGCGCTCGGGCTCCGCTTCTTCGGCTTCTGGAGCGACTGGGTAGCCGAACGCATCTCCCGAACGGACCGGCTCCAGTGCGCGCAACTGTGCGACCTGGCCTACAGCCGCAACGGGATCCACCTCTTCGAGGACGGACGCCTCCCGCTGGCCGTCGACCCCGGCGACATCGCCGAAACCTTCTAGGAGACCCCTTGAGCAGCATCCCGAAGACCCTGCTTCATACCTCCACCCACCGCCCCATGCGGGCGCTGGGACAGTGGCACCGCGCCGTGGGGGAGAAGCCCTTCATCGAGCGCGACGAGGCCGGACGAGACGACCTGATCGCCCTGCGGTCCACCCTCATCGCCGAGGAGGTCCAGGAGGCCCTGGAGGCCCTGCTGAACTACCGCAAGGCCCAGATCATGGACGACTTCATCGAGTCGTCGCCCACGAGCCACTTCCTGCCCGGCCGGGGAGAGTCGGCACCCGAGGGACCGCGCTGGTACGAGGCCCTGGCCAAGGAACTCGCCGACGTGCTGTACGTCGTCTACGGCACCGCCGACCTCCTGGAGATCCCCCTGGAGGCCGTCTTCGCCGAAGTGCATCGCTCGAACATGAGCAAGGTGGTCGACGGCAAGGTCATCCGGCGCGAGGACGGCAAGGTCCTCAAGCCCGCCACCTACCGCGAGGCCGACGTCCACGGAGCCCTCACCGGAGAGTGGCTGTGAAGCGCCTGCGACGGGCTGCGGGAGCCTTCTTCGAGGGACTGATCCGCCTCCTCCTCGCGGCGCTCGAAGCCCTCGCCTCGCCCTTCACCTGGCTGTAGGTACGACGAAGCCCCCGACTCCCAACGGAGCCGGGGGCTTCTGGCTTGTCAGGCGCTGAACGCGCCGGACTTCACGGCCTCAAGGAACGTCGTCCACCCGGCCGGGGTGAAGACGTGCGTGCCGACCTCGCGGTCCTTGGTGTCACGTACCGCGCCAGCTCCTCCAGGGGTAACGGCGAACTCGACGCAGCTCCCCTCGCCGTTGCTGTAGCTGGACGTGAACCAGTGCAGCTCGCCGCTCGTCTCGTTCATTTTCCGAACCTCTCTGCTGTTTCCTTCAACCAAGCGACGGAGCTATCCGGTCGCGTTGAAGCCGCCACGAGCTGCTGAAAGATCTCCTCGTGGCGACTTACATCTGTGGTCTTGTCCATGTACACCGCGCTCGTCAACTGCTCGGAGTAGACCAGCGATCCTGGGACGTCGTCGAACGACAGGATCGAGAACGAGTAGCCCATACTCGCGTGTGCCCCGGCCTCAAAAGGCAGAATCTGGACAGTGACACTTGGGTTCGATTCCACCACGTCAGCGAGGTGGTGCAACTGCTCGCGCATCACGTCGCGGGAGGCGATCACCCGGTGTATCACTGCCTCGTTGAGGACCACCCACACTTTCGGGGGAACATCCCGGGTGAGGATTTCCTGCCGCTGGAGCCGTGCACTTGCACGGCGGTCGATTTCATCGGCCGACGGGGCCTGAGACATGGAGCGGATCACTGCCTGGGCGTAGCGCTCCGTCTGGAGCAGCCCGTGAACCAGCTCGGTCTCGTAGATGAGCATCTGTGCGGCGTCGGCCTCGAACCCGAGGTAGGGCTTGAACCACTCCGGGAGGGCGTCGCCGTAGGAGTGCCACCAGCCATTCTGACGGCTGCGGCGGACCAGGTCGACGAACTGCCGGATCTCCTGGGGATCCTGAACTCCGTACTCATTGAGCAGGAGTTTGGCATCCTTGTCGGACAGCGGTGACTTGCCACCCTCGATCCGGCTCACCTTGGACTCGGACCACGTGAGCGACTTGGCCACCTGCGCGGCTGTGAGTTTCTTCGCCTCACGCAAGTTGCGCAGCTCCTGGCCGAGCCTGCGCCTCAGCACGGTCGGACTGGCTGCCAACGTGACCTCCCTGGTTGCGGGTACCACCGCACAGTCTGCCACCCCCTCTTAGCACGGGACACCCATCATTCTTTCGTGCATGTGCTCAGTTCATGCACTTGCATGACGGCGCGATCGGGAGGATGCTACTTGCAGAGCGTGGTGGTGCCGTCACTGCGTTCTGCAACTGCACGTCGTGGAACGCCTGTTCGGGCGGACGGGTGAAGGTACGTCAGACGAAGGAGAGGCGGACGGATGTCAAATACCGGAACCAACAAGAAGAGTTCGCCTCCGAAGTTCTGGAAGACGTCGGATGCCACAAACGCCGTGGAGCACCTCAAGAAGGCTTCCGGAGCGATCGGCGTCACCTTCCCGTCGCTGGACAGGGAGCACTTCTCCATCGACTGCCCACTGGTCGAGATGGGTCGCATGCGTCCGGACGTCGTCGAGAAGCTGGCCGACGCCCTGGACGAACTCGTAGCGCTGCGCGCGAAGATCGCGGAGGAGACCGATGAGTGAGCAGTGGTTCGAGCCGCAGGAGCACGACCTCGCCTACGACACGATCCGGCAGTGCGTGGCCGAGGTCGTCGAGATCGGTCTGACGTACGTGACGTTGCGCAACCCACAGGGTGGCGGCAAGGAGTGGGATCGATCGAAGAGTCAGATCCGCCGTCCGACCGTGAGCGAGACGTTGAGCCCTCGCGTGGCCGCGATCAACGGCGAGATCGCGAATCGTCCGGTGGGCCCGTGACGAGGGCGGTGATGCGGTACGTCACCCACTCGATCAGCCGGGATCCCCAGGCCGAGGTCGACATGGAGGAGATGTTCTGCACCTCCTGCAACGAGGCCTCCGGGTGCCTGCCCATCGCGGAAGCGCAAGACTGGGCGATGCGGCACGCCGGGAGGACTCACCACTTCGGCTTCCGGCTCCAGACCACGAACTACTACCTCGTCACCCGGCACATGGACGCACCGCAGCAACACCCCTGAAGCCCCCGCGCCAACTGCCAACCCTGGACAGGTCGAGGGTTGGCGCGGGTGAAGCGAAACCCCGGCAATACTGCTCCCCCCGTGGCAGTGGCCGGGGTTTCGTGCGTCCCGGGACATCTCGTCAAGTAAGTCTATGAAACAACTTGACAAGCGGTAACGGTCGGCATAGGTTCTTGCCCGTAGGATTTGCACGTCAGGGAGGGACCAATGGCACAGGACAGGACCCGTCGCGCGGCCGAAGCGCACAAGGCGGCCATGGCGCACGTGGACAAGCTCACCGAGGCTTCGATGGAGCTGCGCAGCGTCCCGAAGATCTCGCGGCGTATCGACGCGATGATGCGGGGGATCGCCCCGGGCTGGGACATGTCCGACCGCCAGCAGTTCGACGCGGCGACGCTGGAGCGGACCGGCGACCTCATGGGCGAGATCGCCGCCTGCGAGCTGTGGAAGCGCAACGGCCGTGTCGTCTACGACCTCCATCACGAGCTGGCGGACGCCCTCTACCGCTCGAAGATGACCAAGGTCCCCGGCGACCTGTTCAACAAGCTGCCGCACATCAACCCGATGGTCGTCCTCCCCGACCCGTGGCCCGCCGGAAAGGGTCGGGGCGGTCTGGCGGAGGGCTACGTGCGCTGCTTCTTCATCGTCGGCTTCACCGGCAAGGGGCTGTGCAACTCCAACGACCCCGACCGTGACGGCATGGCGCTCCTCTTCTGCTACGACGTGGTCGACGAGGACACGGGGGAGATCGTCGCCGGAGGGTTCCGGGACCTCATGCCGCTTCCGATGGACAAGAAGTCCTTCACCGCCGAAGAGGCCATCCGCTTCGCCGAGGAGTGGCAGGGAGGCAGTGCCGACGGGAAGGACCGCAGCGAGGCGGTGAAGACCTTCCGCCCCATCCTCCAGAAGGCCTTCGCCGTCCTGACCTACCTGTGCACCGACAACCGGGACATCGAGCAGCCCCCGGAGTGGACGATGGCGCAGCGCAAGAAGAAGACCGGCAAGAACCGCAGGCCCAGCCGCGACCCCTTCTGGGTCCGCGTCGGCTGGTATGTGGGTCCGCAGCTTCACACCGCCCGCCAGCGCGCTGCCTCGACCAACCGCTCCGGCATCTCCATCCCCTCCGGCGTGGAGTACGGTCCCCAGCACCGCGCAGGTCATTTCAAGACCGTCTGGATCGGTCCCGGGAAGTCCGGCCAGCGCACGCAGTCCACGACCACCTGGGTCGAGCCGTACTGGACGAAGTTGGAGGACTTGCCGGAGGGTGAGGACGCGCCCACGCAGATCGTCCCCGTCGATGCCCAGCGCGGTGACCCGCTGCGGCGCCGCAAGACCGTCGGCAGGTAGTACCTCGCTGTACCGAGCCCCGGCTGCCACACTGGCGGTCGGGGCTTCGTGCTGGGTGCCTGCGGGTAACCGGAGACTCTCGGGACGATCCCTCCGGATAACCGAGTGTTACCGGCAGGTGAGTCAAGGGTTACCTGCCCACATGTGGCCTAGGTCACGTCAAGCACTTCCATGGAACTGCTTGCTAACTGATAATCCGTCACACTACTCTGTACCTACCGAGCAAAAAGAGCAGAACCTAACTGAACACCGAGGAGTACCTGATGGCCCGCAGGGGAGCGCCAGTAGCCAAGACCGGCTCTGACCGACTCGGAGCCGACAAGGAGATCGAGAAGGTGGCCAAGAAGGCCCGCAAGGACGGATGGGAGGTGTCTGTAACTGGAGGGAACCACATCAAGTGGGTCGACCCGGACGGAAACACGGTCTGCATCAGCGGGCTGACCGGAGCCACGCCAGGCTGGGTCAAGGCCAAGAATCAGCTTAAGAAGGCCGGACTTCATATCAACTAATAACCGAATAGCACATCCCGGGTACCATTAAGTCGCAAGCACAATACAGCGACGGGCGGTACCCGGGATGTTTGTTTTTCTGGCATCGGCCGATAGCGGAGGGCTGTCCGTCGACAACCCACTCGTGCTCGGACCGATCGCGGCTTTCATCTTCGCGGTTTTCGTCACCGAGGTAGTCGTCTCCGGTAAGGCCTACCGCCGTGAGGTGGAAGAGAACAGGCGCCTGCGGGCACTGACCGAGAAGGTCGTCCCCCTTGCCGAGCAGATGGTCACCACCGCCCGAGACCTGGTGCAGGCCACCAGGGACAGTGTCGCCGCACAGGCAACCGTGACGGACGTCCTCGAAGACGTCCTGGACCTGTTCCAGAGCGACGCGGCTCCCCGGCCTCGCCGGAGGAGGAGTCCCTGATGCCACTGCTTCCCCAGACACGCGAGACGCGCGACGACATCGCCGACATCGAAGACCTGGTGGACCGCTGCCTCGAAGAGGTAGGCGCCATCGTGGAGTCGGCCTGCGAGCACATGTCCCGCCTGCGCACCTACAAGGGCAAGATGGCCCGCCTGCGCTCCGGCTTCGACGCCGCCCGGGAGGAGCCCGATGCCCAAGACACCTGAGCCCATCCCCGCCACCGGAGACGCCTACGCCGGAGGCTACGCCTTCACCGTGGGCGGCTCACCCTTCCGCAGCGCCCTTCTCTCCGCCGACCAATTCGCCGGAGCCCAGCCATGGGAAAGTCCCGGAGGAATGCCGGTAGGCTCATTTACCGAGGCAGGCAGTTCCCTGTAGGAGCACACCCATGTATGTATCAAGCTGCATCTTCCATGAGGGTCAGCATGTCTATTCCGGCCCCGATTGCCCTCATAATCAAACAGAGGACGAAGAGGGTCCGGTGAAGGAACCGGGCTGGACCGTCCAGCAAAACCGGTAACCCTTAACCCCTGTACGAAAGAGGAAGAAAGTGGCTGCATCCAAGAGCGCTGCCGAGCAGGTCACCGTCCCGGCTCCCGTCCCCGGCCGTTCGTCCGACTGGGACGCCCCCAACCTCGGCTGGACCGTCCAGAGCGGCGTCAAGTTCGAGAACACCGACCCGGTCCCCGGCCAGGTCTTCGTCGCCAAGCAGTTGCCCGTCCCGGCCCTCCAGGTCGCGGCTGGCATCGACCCGGCGACCGCGAACGCCGGTCTCATCGTCCTGAGCGACGACGAGGCGGCCAAGCACCCGGGTGGCCCCGAGGCCGACGACCGTCTCGCCGGTACCTCCGTCTACGAGGGCACCATCAACGCTGCGGCCTCCACGGCCCCCGGCGCGGGTGACAAGGCCCCGGCGACGGCCTCCACGGTCGACAACGTCCCAGCCTGATCCAAGCAGCCCCAAAGCCCCTGCTTCCCGTCACCGGGGCAGGGGCTGCTGCGTAAGGAGAGACAGTGGCATCCAGAAACCCCCGAGGCGGGGGGAGAGGCCGCAACAACGCCTACGAGCAGTTGTCCTTCGACTTCGGGGATCTGACCCCGCCAAGGCCAGCCGTCGAGATACCCGCCAGCAATGCCAACCCCGCCGCCCGAGCAGGATCCCGGCGAATCCTCAGCCAGGAAACTTCCGACGCAATCCAGTTGGCCAAGGACGGCGACGACTTCGACCTCCTGCCCTACCAGCCGACTCCGTCTATCAATCCGCCGCGCCCGAGGACTCTTGCCGCAGGTTATGACAGGGATGCTCAGACGCTGCGGGTCCGATTCCGGAATGGGCAGGTCTACGGGTACTACAACGTCCCGCCGAATGTCTGGCGGAACTTCAAGCGCTGGAAGTCCCCGGGGCGCGGAATCAACCGGGTGCTGAACAACTTCTCCTACGCGCCCGAGCACGACCTCGATTCCCCGACCGGCGTCGACTGATTTACCATTTCCGGCCGTCCGGAGAATAGGCTCCATCTCATGCCTAACACTCATGGGGTGGGGCCTTTCTTCACCCACACACTCAACCTCAAGCCTGGGGCGCCGTTCCTTCATACCGCGCCCACTGACGAAATCGAGCCGCCCTACCGGCGCTCGAAGTCGCTCATCATCAAGGTGTGGGCCGGAAAGGGGATCGTCCTCGGCCGGTGGCGCAACACATACCGGAATGAGAACGACGCCCTGTACACCGCCATCCAGGGATACGGCAACGCGCTCTCCACCGACGATATCCGCGACAACGCCCACCGATTCGATGAGGACCTCGATGAACTCGTCATCTGAGAACACCGAGGAAGAGAAGGCAGCGGCCCGGCGGATGGTGGCCCAGAAGACCGACGACATGGACGAGGAGTACGACGCGCTATGCGCTCTTGGACTGATGTGAAGAACCGGCTTCGCGGTGGCGAGGAGCGGGTCGACCCCGTCCGGGCGAAGGCGGCCAAGAGGCTGGACCGGCTGTCCACGGTCGACGTGCTCGACTGGGCCGACGCGGTCGGCAGTGGCCTCGCCAAGGCCCTGGACGACTACCGCAAGCAGGCGACCCCCGAGAGCCTGCTGGAGGCCCACCAGGGGGCGCAGAGCCTCCTCGGCGTCCTGGACGTCCTGAGTAGGCGCGAGGCATGACGAAGGCCCCCTCCCGGTCACCCGGTGGGGGCCTTTTCGTATGGTGTCAGGCTGCCAGCAGTTCCTCGTCGTCCTCTGCCTCGACGGCGTCGGCGATGGTCTCCAGGACCTCGGAGCTGAGGGTCGGGGCCGCTGACACCCAGTGAGCGATCCAGTCGCTGTCCGTCATCATTGCAGGTCACCTCTCTGTCGACTGCCTGTCCGCTGTACGGAGTTACGTCGAACTCCGCATGTCCCAACTTTGACAGAACTACATACGCTTCGTCTAGGGTGTACCCCAGACCGTTTGACAAGGGTAGCTGAAGCTGGGGTACGAGGAGTGGGTATCAGGGACGACCGCCCGTTGGGGGGCTACCTCCGCATCTCTGACGTGGACGTAGCTGAACTCCGGCGGGCCGTGAAGGCCGGTCGCATCACCGAGGAGGAGGCCGCCGAGGAGGAGCGCAAGGCGATTGTCAAGCAGAAGGAGGACCTGCGTTTCCTCGCCGAGAAGCACGAGCGCACCGTGGTCTGGTACGAGGACCACCGGCTGTCCGCCTTCAAGCGCAACGTCAAGCGCGTGGACTTCCTCCGCATGCTCGCCGACCTCAAGGCCGAGCGCATCGCCGGAGTCCTCGCCTACGACATCGACCGGTTCGCTCGCCAGCCGCGCGACCTTGAGAAGTACATCGACGTCTACGAGGACTTCATCGAGAGGAAGAAGAAGCGGCTGGTCTTCGACACCCTCTCCGGACAGAACTTCGACCTCACCACTTCCGACGGCCGGTTCTCCGCACGCCTCTACGTCTCCATCGCCAATAAGTCCTCCGAGGACACCTCCCGGCGAATCAAACGTGACAACAAGTACCGTGCCGAAAAGGGGCGCTACCACGGCGGCACGCACCCCTACGGCTGGATGGAAGAGGACAGGGACAAGGTCGACCCGGTAGCCAAGGACATCGTCAACAAGGCGATGGACATGTACATCGCCGGAGACAAGAACACCACCATCGCCAAGTTCTTCCTCGACTCCGGCGTGCTCAACAAGGACACCGGAAAGCCCTACACGTGGGCCGGTGTGAAGACGATCATCATGCGACCGCGCAACGCCGGGATCCGGATATACCTCGGAGAGGTGCAGTACGACGTCGAAGGCAATTACGTCATGGGCCCGTGGGAGCCGCTCTGCCCGGTAGAGAAGTACGAGGCCGTCCTGGGCGCGAAGAAGGAGCGAGAGAAGGCCCAGCCGCGTAACTACGCCGCCTACGACCAGAAGGTGGCGGTGAAGTACTTCCTGTCCCGGATCTGCCGCTGCGGCCGGTGCGGATACCCCATGGTCGGAAAGCCCGTATGGATCCGGGGAAAGAAGTCCGACTCCTTCGGCTACAACTGCAACAAGACCTCCTCCAACCCCGACGCCTGCGGGCGGATGGGTGTCACCGGCCCCCGGGTCGACGAACTCATCAAGAAGCTGATCTGGAACATCGTGGAGAAGTCCACGAAGGAGAAGAAGGTTCCCGAGCAGGTTCACAGCGACTGGACGCCGGAGAAGGAGGCCCGACTGGCCGAGGTCGAGCAGGAGATCAAGGACATCAAGGTCCTGTGGGATGCGAAGAAGGTCAAGGCCGTCACCTACATGACGACCCTCGACGACCTGGAGGCCGAGAAGAAGGACCTCCGCGCCCTGCGCGCCTACTCGGCCCCTGCCGCCGTCCGGGCCGTCACTCCCGAGCTGCTGCGCGTCGGCTGGGATGGCATGTCGGTCGAGCGTCAGCGCATCGTGGCCCGCACCGTCCTGACCGCAGTGGTCATCCACCCCGCGCGGGACGGTAAGAGGGGCGGCGGTTTCGACCCCGCGAGGATAGAGCCGATCTTCGCCGCGTAGCAGACAGCGAAAACCCCCGGAAGCCACTGGCGACCGGGGGTTTCGTCTACAGCAGGCCCATCAACTCCAGGACCTCGTCGGCCTTCTCGGGCTCCAGGACGGGCGCTCGGGCCGTCCATGCGGCCAGCCACGCCTCCTCTGCTGTCGGGGCGGAAGTATGAAGCGGTGCCGGGCTGATCTCTGTCATCGTCATACGGGAACCGTACTATCGATTCCCCGGAATCGCTATGCAAGCGACTTGATGTATGCACTTGACGACGATAGAGTCAGACCCGCAGCCACCACACAAGGAGGAAGCGTGACCATCGCACTGCGCAGCGCCGTCGAGGAGTACCTGGAGACCCGGGAGCGCTCCGGCAAGGCCGACAACACCATGCGCGTCGACACCACCTTGCTGCCCCGGTTCGCCGAGCACCTGGGCAACCCCGACTTCTCCCAGCTCTCCGCCAAGCAGGTGCGTGACTTCTTCTACGGGCCGGGCGGGATCATGGACGCCCACTCCACCCGCATCAAGGGCCAGCCGATCCGCGAGGCCGTAGGCCCCAGCACCCACAACAACTACCGCGCCCGGCTCAAGGTGTTCTTCACCTACTGCAAGAACAGCGGATTCACCGCGCTGGACAACTACCTGACCGGCGTCGAGCCGCTGCCGGAGCCGAAGAGGCGCCGCCAGCAGCCTCCACCCTCGCTTCTGCTCCAGCTCCTGGACCAGGCGGAGTGCGCGATGCACCGTGCCTACCTGGCCACCGCGATCAACACCGCCTGCCGGGCCTCGGAGATCACGGGCATGCGCGTCGGGGACGTCGACTTCGCGCGGTCGGAAGTCTTCGTGACCGTGGTCAAGACGCGGGAGGAGGACGAGATGCCGCTGACGGCCGACCTGGAGCGCGAGCTGCGCCTGTGGCTGGTCGAGTACGCCGAGCTGCTGGGCCGCCCGCTACGCGCCGACGACTACCTGTTCCCTGCCCGCACGGGGAACACCATCTCCACCCACTACCTCGACGAGGCGACCGGCCAGCGGGTCTACGTCCGCACACCTTTCGTCTGGCACCCGGACCGGCCTGTCCAGCGCACAGAGAAGATCGTCAAGCACGCGCTCGCGGCCGTGGGCCTGCCCACCCGCTACGAGGGCACCCACACCATCCGCCGGGCGGTCGCGCGCGCGTACTTCGACTCACTGTCCACGGAACTGGGCTACGACGCCGGGCTCCGCACGGTCTCGGCCCTGCTGCATCACTCGAACATGGCCACCACCGAGCGCTACCTGGGCCTGTCCTCGGAGCGCAGGCGCCGCGACGAGACCATGAAGGGCAAGGCCTTCCTGACCGCGATGGTCAGCCAGGAGAACGTCGTCCCGCTGCGCCGGGCACAGTAGGACAGCAGAAAGGCCCCACCCGCCAGACGGATGGGGCCTTTCTGCTGCGCAGCCTAGCCGATGCCGAAGCCGTACTTGAGGATCATTCCGAAGATCATGAGGATGCCCACGCCTGTCGCGGCTTCCTTGACTCCCTGCCAACCGCCGAAGCCCTCGAAGGGTGGGGTGTTGGCACGCTTGTAGAACTCCATCTGCTCGGAGCGGAGTTCGCGCTGCTGAAGGGCGTCCAGTTCGCTGTCGTGCGCGTAGCCCTGTATGCCGTTTTGGATGTGCCAGTCTTCCATCACTGCTCTCCGTCCACGAAGGGTTGAGCCTGCTTCCGCAGCGGAGAGGTTCTGTCCCACACGTGCCAGCGCCCCCCGCAGACCGGATCACTGGCGTACGTTACCTCGGCCGGAAAGTCTTTGACCTGCACCCTCTCCGGCTTGGGCTCTTCTTTAAGGTCCCGTCCGCATTCAGGGCACTTCTCCGGGTCCTGCATCGGGTACATGCCCATGGTGTGCTCCTCGTCCGTCTGTCAAGGATGCCCACTCTACTCTCTCGTCAAGCGGGTTGTCGATACCGCTTGCGCAGGTGTAGGGTGCCTTACATAGAGCGACGGAGGAAGCCATGGACGATCTCGCTGAGGGCAGGACCATCCACGCCCGGGTTGCGTACGTGCACGACAAGGAGATTCACGTCTCCACAGTTCAGAGCCCCCAGGACGGCCTGTTCATCGACTGCCGGGAGTACATCCCCTCGCTGGATGCCTATGGGCGCGGGCTGACCCTTCCGATCGGTCTCCTGGACGAGTTCCTCAAGGGCGTCGAGAGCGCCTGGCATGAGAACGGCGCTGGCGGTGTCGAGGACGAGACCCGGGACCGGCTGACGGGAGAGGCGCAGGTCGATGGCTGATTTGCTGGTCGAGGTCCGCTGCCGTGGCTGCCGCAGGCTGCTGGGTGTGGCCAAGAAGGACGCCCCGCTGTACTGCGACCAGATGTGCTTCGAGGACTATCCAGCGGTGACGACGGAAGCCCGTGACTCTCTGGTGGCCGCTGTCTATGCGAAGGGTCGCTACACCTACGACGTACTGGGCAGGATGTTCGGCTTCACGCGCCAGCGCGCACAGCAGATCATCGCCGCGAGGGACATTCGACGTAGCGGCTGAAGCCTTCCAGAAGCGATAATTACAAAGCAGTAGCAGAAAACGCCTAACCTCAATTCCGTAGAGAAAACGGGATTGGGGTTAGGCGTGTCTGTTACGGAGGACGTCGAGTACGACGAGTTCATCAGCGACGAGACCGATGAAGAGCGTCAGGCGCGGATTGACACCGAGGTGGTCCTCGACCAGACCTCGCAGGCATTCGTAGACCAGATCGTCGCGAAGATGCTCGTCATAGTCGACGAGGTCTCCGGCCACCCCCTCTACGGCTACCAGCGCCCCTTCGCGGCTCGTCTGATCGAGTCGCTGATCATCAACGACGGCGCCACCCTCACCGCCCTGTTCTCCCGCCAGTCCGGCAAGAGCGAGACCGTGGCCAATGTCGTCGCCGCCTGCATGATCATGTTCCCCCGGCTGGCAAAGATCTTCCCCGACCTGATGGACAAGTTCAAAGAGGGTCTGTGGGTCGGAGCATTCGCGCCGGTCGAGGAGCAGGCCGACAACCTCTACGGCCGAATCGTGGCCCGCCTCACCAGTGACCACGCCCTGGAAATCATGGCGGACCCCGAAATCGACGACACCGTACAGGGCAAGGGCCGCTCCATTTCCCTCAAGCGCTCCGGCTCCCTCGTGCGTAAGCAGACCTGCCACCCCCGCGCCACCATCGAAGGCCGCACCTACCACCTGATCCTCATCGACGAGTGCCAGGGCGCGGACGAGAAGATGGTCAACAAGTCGATCGGCCCGATGGGCGCCTCGACCAACGCGACGATGGTCTTCACCGGCACGCCCACATACGAAAAGGGCGTCTTCTACAACCAGATCCAGATCAACCGGCGGACCGCGACAAAGCGCGGCGCCCGGCAGAACCACTTCGACGCGGACTGGAAAGAAGTCTCGAAGTGGAACGAGAACTACGCCAAGTTCGTCAAGAAGGAACTCCTCCGTATCGGTGAGGACTCCGACGAATTCAAGTTGTCGTACCGCCTCATGTGGCTGCTCGACAAGGGCATGTTCACCACCACCGAGCGCCTCGACGAACTCGGCGACGTCTCCATGCAGGTGGTCCCGGCCTACCACAAGAGCCCGATCGTCATCGGCATCGACCCCGCGCGCAAGCAGGACTCCACGATCGTCACGGCCGTGTGGGTCCGCTGGGACCAGCCCGACGAGTTCGGCAACTACGAGCACCGGGTCCTGAACTGGATGGACCTCGGCGGCATGGACTGGGAAGCCCAGTACTTCCGCATCGTCGAGTTCGTCCGGAACTACAACGTCATGGCCATCGCAGTCGACGAAGGCGGAGTCGGCGACGTCGTCATATCCCGGCTCAGGGTCCTTATGCCCGACATCGACATCGTGGCCCTTTCTTCCCAGCGCCCGGAACAGTCCAAGCGCTGGAAGCACCTCATGGAACTCATGAACCGGGGATTGATCTCCTGGCCCGCGCACGCCTATACCCGTCGCCTCAAGTCGTACAAGCGCTTCCGGCAGCAGATGGAAGACCTGGAGAAGCACTTCGAAGGTCCGTATGTACTCGCAGCCGCTCCCCGCGCTGCTGATGCGCACGACGACTACGCGGATTCCCTGGCGCTCGCCTGTGTCCTGACAAAGGACTACACGATGCCCGAGGTCGAGGTTTCCAATTCTCCCTTCCAGCGCTAAGGAACTCCCTTGAACGACGCATGGTCCATTCCGGGCTTCACCGTCCAGAATGAAAATTGGCCAGAGGGCGGCGTATACGTGCCTCCCACTGAACTCCCGGACGACGTCGCCACGGTCACCGTCACCGGATATCACCTCGACAACGACGGCAGGCCCGCTTCCGGCCGCATCAACATCGACCCCTCCATATCGAAACTGGTGCACCCCGCGACCGGCGCGATCATCCGCCTGCGCCGCAAGGAGATCGACCTGGTCAACGGTCGGTACTCCGTCACGCTGCTCGCCAGCGACAACGCCTCGCTCTCCCCGCTGAACTTCACCTACAAGTTCACCGGCATCGTGGACGGCCAGACGCAGAAGCCGTTCGACGTCGGACTGCCTGCGATCGTGCCGAACGTGGAGGTGGCCTCCCTCCTCAAGGTCCCGTCCTCCATGGGCACGCTGAACATGCCTCCGGCCCCCAAGGGCGACAAGGGAGACAAGGGCGACCCAGGAGCGACCGGCCCGCAAGGTCCACAGGGTGAGGTCGGTCCGCAGGGTCCTGCTGGCGCCGACTCGACGGTGCCCGGCCCCCAGGGCCCACAGGGCATCCAGGGAGAGACAGGCCCGCAGGGAATCCAGGGTCCGCAGGGCGACACCGGCCTCCAGGGCCTCCAGGGCGTCCAGGGACCGAAGGGTGACACGGGCGCGACCGGACCCAAGGGCGACACAGGCGACCAGGGTCCGCAGGGCATCCAGGGGATCGCCGGACCCAAGGGCGACCTTGGGATCCAAGGGGAGACCGGACCGCAAGGTCCGCAGGGCCTCCCGGGACTCCAGGGGCCGAAGGGCGACACGGGAGCAGCAGGCCCGCAGGGCCCACAGGGTGCGGTCGGTCCCCAGGGACTCCAGGGCGATACCGGGCCGCAAGGCGTACAGGGCGTCAAGGGCGACACTGGATCGACGGGAGCCCAGGGTCCGCAAGGTGATCCCGGTCCGCAAGGTCCGCAGGGTATCCAGGGTCTGAAGGGCGACACCGGAGCGGCCGGAGCACAGGGCGCAACCGGTCCCCAAGGCCCGGCAGGTGCTGACTCCACGGTGCCTGGACCCCAGGGTCCCCAGGGCGATCCGGGCCCTGGGGGAGCGCAAGGGCCGAAGGGCGACACCGGCGCGTCCGGGGCTACGGGAGCACAAGGTCCCGCTGGTGCCACAGGACCGCAGGGTCCCAAGGGTGATACCGGCACGACCGGTCCGCAGGGCATTCAGGGTGTCCAGGGCCCGCAGGGAGACCCCGGCCCTACAGGAGCGACCGGGCCCCAGGGAAACCCGACCACGGTCAACGGCAAGAGCGGCGCCAGCATCACGCTGACCGCCGCAGACGTTTCGGCGCTCGACCTGTCCGCAGGTGGCTTCGCCCTGCCGTCCGACCATGGGCTGGCCGCCTGGACTCAGGACCCGGCTACCTGCGGCCCTACGGCAGTCACTCTGTCGTCCGGCGCGCTGGCTCTGTCCAAGGTCTTCCTGCGCACGACGAGGACTGTCTCCACCTTCTGGTGGGTGGTCTCAGGTGCGGGTGCAGCGCTGACCGGTACGTACATCGGCCTCTACACGAGCGCCGGAGTGCTCATCGACCAGAGTTCCGACGTGTCCACGAGCATGCAGTCGACTGGGCCGAAGTCGGCGCCGATGGCCGCCTCGCACTCGCTCGCTCCGGGCGCGTACTGGATTGCCTATCTCGTGTCGGGCGGCACAACCATGCCGTCCGTCGCCCGTGGAGCCAGCGTCGTTACGGGTGTCACCAACGTGAACCTGACTCCGGCCAACTACCGATTCGGCGCCTATGGCTCGGCCCTTGCCTCGCTGCCAGGGTCAATCACGGTGAACAGCATTACGAACGTGGCGAACGGTACCGTCTGGGGGGCGCTTTCCTGAGTATCGCTAGTTAACAATCGATTCCGTAATCCTCATACGCTTGTAGCGTTACCTCGCTATCGGAAGAGGATTACGGAATGGCTGGAAATCTCGCACCCGACCCGCAGTTCCAGGAGCGCGTCGGCACGGTCTACGAGCGAAAGATCGCCGACAACGCTGTGCGGCGTGGTCCTCTGCGGTTCGAGGAGGGCGTGGCAACGGACACGGATGTCCCCAACGAGTTCACCAAGGGTGCGCTCCAGGGCTACATCACCGCTCCGGGCCGCCCCAACCACAACGCCAACGTCTACGAGAAGTCGCCGCAGGAGACCATGGCGGAGCGGGCCCACGTCGGCTCGGCTTCCTGGGTCGAAGCGCCGACCTACCTCGGGGAGTTCGCTCAGGGCTCGTTCACCGACTACGCGGCGGTTCGCTACGAAGAGGTCGTCCGCAACGGCGGCCGGTACGAGCGTCTGTCCCCGGCTGTCGTCGAGGACTGATTCCTGTGGTCGCCTTCAACGACCGTCGCAGGTCCCCCCGCGCCTCTATCGATGAGGTTCTTCCCCGCCTTCCGCTCGAAAAGGGCGACACGGTCGGGAAGAGCCTCATCGACGGGCGCTACCTCGTTCGCGGAATTCCCGTGGAGACCGAGGAGGGCGACCGTACGCGACAGTACGTCCTTCATGAGGTCCTGCCCAGCGGGAACGTCGTCCAGCGCGGAGAGGCTTTCGAGAGCCGCGCCAAGGCCAAGCGAGAGACGCGGCAGATCAAGCCCACTCGCGTCATCGAGATCTGAGTCGGAGAACCCTTTCCATGAGCGGTGCCATTTCATTCGCTAGCCCCAGCATGCGGGCTTCGGGATCAGACCTCACTGTGTCGATCTCGCCTCTCGGCCTGGTCGAATTGGCCGACGAGGAGTTTGAAGTACACGGCCCGCGCCTCAACCGCTATTCCCAGAACTTTGCATACTACTTGGGACATCACTGGGGATACCGCCGCGAGGCTGGAGAGAGCCAGATCACGTTCAACTACGTGAAGGCCTTCGCCGACTACATCAACAACTTCACGTTCGGACGCGGCGTCCACTTCAAGAGCGTGAAGCAGTACGAGCACATCATCCCCACCCTCCTGAAGAGGGCGTGGGAGGTAGACAACCGCAAGGAGCAGTTGCTCTGGGAGATGGGCCAGCAAGGCGGCGTCTCCGGCGACGTCTTTGTGAAGGTCGCGTATCAGCCTGCATTCGAAGATGACCTGGGACAACCACAGCCAGGCAAGGTGCGCATTCTTCCGCTCAACAGTTCCTTCTGCTTCCCGGAATGGCACCCGCACGACCGGGACCGCCTGATCCGCTTCAAGTTGAAGTACCGTTTCTGGGCTACCGGCGAGGACGGGACACGTTCCGTCTACACCTACGTCGAGGTCCTGACGGATTCCACCATTGAGGAATACCTCAATGACGAACTCATCGACTCCCGCCCGAACCCGCTCGGTCTCATACCCGTGGTTCACATCGCAAACTCGCAGGTCAGCGGCTCTCCGTGGGGTCTTTCCGATATCGCCGACATCATTAGCCTGAATCGTGAGTACAACGAGAAGGCGACCGACATCAGCGACATCATCAATTACCACGCCGCCCCCGTAACGATCATCACGGGCGCGAAAGCGAGCAACCTTGAGAAGGGTCCTCGCAAGGTGTGGGGTGGACTTCCCAAGGACGCCCAGGTGTTCAACTTGGAGAATGGCGTCGACCTCGCGGGACCGCTCCAGTACCTGGAGATGATCAAGCGTTCCATGCACGAACTCACGGGCGTTCCGGAAACGGCGCTCGGTCAGATGCAGCCCGCGTCGAATACGTCGGGCGTGGCCCTGGCCATCATGTACCGGCCGATGATGTCCCGGTACGACCAGAAGAAGATGCAGTACTCCGTCGGCCTCCAGAAGGTCAACGAACTGATCCTCAAGACGCTGTTCACCTTCGAGCCGGAAACCCGGCTGTATGACCCCAACACCGAGGGCATCATGAAGGACGACCAGCCGATGATGATCGACGTCCTCGACCCAATGGCCTACTTCACCGAGTGTGAATGGCCCGCCCCTCTGCCGGTCGACACCCTCATCAAGTTGAATGAGATCCAGGCGAAGATGTCCATGGGCCTTGAATCCATGCGCGGAGCCCTCCACGACTTGGGCGAGGAGTTCCCGGACGAGAAGGTCCGCGAGATCTTCGAAGAGCAGATCGAGGACGCCAAGCAGCAGGGCGCTCTGCGAATGCTAAAGACGCAGATCGACTCGACTATTCTGCAACTGACGGGAATGCCACCTGAAGGGGTGGATGCGCCTGCACCGCAATCTGATGCGGATGGCAACCCCATCAATCAGCCTGCGGGTCCGAATCCGGTGACGCTTCCCGGTGGTGTCGATCTCGGCACTGTCTCCGCGCCCGAGATTCAGAAGATGACTAACGAAATCGTGACACAGGCGTACGGCCCGCGAGCCGGACTTCGCCGAGACCCGGACACCCAGACCGACTAGGAGTCGAGAGCGCATGTCGCTTCATACCCAGGGCATTTCGGTGCCCGCCAGCACCGTACTTGGCCACCGCAAGGACGGCCGTCCGATCTTCCCCATCGCAGGTGGGGCTCCGCAGCCCGGTGAAGGTGGCGACCCCGTCATCGTCGTCCCGGCCGCTGTCGTTGAGCCGCCTGCCACCCCGCCCGCTGAGCCTCGCTTCACCGTCGAGGACATCCAGAAGGCGCGGCAGGAGGAGAAGGACAAGTTGTACAAGCGCCTCCAGAGCGTGGAGGAGCAGAACAAGACCTTCCTCGCCGAGATCGAAGAGCAGCGCAAGGCCCGTGAGGCCGCGCAGGCTCAGGAGGCCGAGCGTCAGCGCCAGGCCCAGGAGGCCGCCAAGGCCAAGGCCGAGGAAGACATGTCGGCCAAGGAACTGCTCGCCGTCAAGGAGCAGGAGTGGAACCAGCGTCTCCAGCAGTTCGAGAAGGAGCGCGAGCAGGAGCGACTTCTGTTCCAGAAGGAGCAGGAGTTCAACAGCCTCCAGTCCTACATCCAGCGACGGGTCGGCGAGGAGAGCGAGAATATCGCTCCGGAACTTCTCGACTTCGTCGGCGGTAATACGCCGGAGGAGGTGGAGAACTCGCTCAATACCGTCAAGGCCAAGACCCAGGCTATCCTGGAGTCGGTCCAGCAGGCAGCAATTCAGCAGCGAGCCTCCATGCGTGGTGTGAGCCCCACCGGCTATTCCACCACCGGACCTATGGACACTGATCCGGGGCACAAGTCGTACTCCCTTTCTGACCTTCAGAACATGCCTATGTCGGAGTACGCCAAGATTCGGGGCCAGTTGGGCGTCGGTCAGGCAGCCCAGAACCAGCGTGGTCTGTACTCGTAATTCGGTCGAGTACCCGTAACTAAGGAAATCCAAGTATGCCTAGCGCGATCACTGGTACCCCGAACCTGTCGGCTTCTCCGACGAACTACTCGGGCGCCAACTCCACCCTCGGGGCGGCCATCCAGACCATCTGGAGCAAGGAGATCTTGTTCCAGTCGATGCCGATCCTTCGCTTCGAACAGTTCGCTGTGAAGAAGACCGAACTCGGCGTTCAGCCCGGTCTGACGATCAACTTCATGCGTTACAACAACCTGGGCGCGGCCAGCCAGTTGGTCGAAGGCGTCCGGATGCAGACCAACGCCCTGTCGGCCTCGCAGTTCTCGATCACCGTCGCCGAGCACGGCTACGCCGTCGCCGTCTCCGAGTTGCTGTTGAACGCGTCCTTCGACGACGTCATGGCGTCGGCCTCCCGCCTGCTGGGCCGCAACATGGCCCTCTACCTGGACGCTTCCGCCCGGGACACCCTGCTCCAGGCCTCCTCGAAGATCTGGGGCTACAACAAGTACGCCTCCGCTTCGGCCATGTCCGGCATGGGCGTCTACGGTCACGGCACCGCCGCCACCTCCACCGACACCCTGGACGGCACGTTCGACTTCACCGCCGCCCTCGTCAAGGACGCGGTCGAGACCCTCGCCACGAAGAACGTCCCGCGTCTGGGCGAGACCTACGTCTGCTTCGTCCACCCGCACCAGAGCCGCAAGTTGCGTGATGATCCCGAGTTCATCGAGGTCACCAAGTACGCGGCCCCGGGCAACTTCATGCTCGGCGAAATCGGCCGCCTCAACGACGTGGTTTTCATCGAGACCACTCAGGTCAAGCAGGTCACCAACGCCTCCGGAAAGACGGTCTACCAGTCCATCTTCCTGGGCGACAACGCATTCGGTCACGCGATCTCGCTTCCGGTCGAACTGCGTGACGGCGGCATTCTCGACTTCGGCCGAGAGCACGCCCTGGCGTGGTACGCGATCTGGGGTCTCGGCCTCATCACGGACCAGGCCGTCCTCATCGCGGAGACCAACTGAGCCTGCGATTCCGAAAGGAATCCAAGTTGAGTTGGTACTCGCGGTAACCGGCTAGTCCACGTGGTTAGGGGAGCGGTTTTCTGGATTACCAGAACCGCTCCCCTTCCTCGTTAGAGTAGTACCGCTTCACGTAAACGAGTCCCGAACCCGGAGAATTCATAATGCCTGCACGCAATGTCGCTCGTCCCGGTGACCTGACGGGTCGCAACAAGGCCGCTCTCGCCAAGGAGCACGCCGAGGAAATCAAGGCGCGCGAGAACGAGATCGCCCTCATCAACGCCCAGGCCGCAGCCGAGCGTGACGACACCGTTCACGAGGTCGTCCCCAAGGACATGCGCCCCGCCCCGGCTCCGGCCGCCATCGAGGTGTCCGACGCCGTCGAGGTCGAGACCCCCATGCGGGAGTTCCGAGTGAACACCTCGCTGGAGAACATGACCTTCGGCCACGGCAACCACTTCGACTTCGAGGAGGGCGTGCGCTACAAGGCGCCGAAGGCCCTCTACGACCACCTCGACTCCCTCGGCTACATCTGGCACTGACGGTCCAAGGAGACCCCACCCATGAAGACTCTCGCGCCGCTCGGCCCGACCAAGGGCGAGTCGTACGTGCTGGAGAACGCCGAGGGCCACGGGGCCGGACTGGGACACATTCCCACCGGCTCCGTGGTGTCCGTGGTCGACGCGCACCCGGCCGGTACCGCTGGCGTCGGCCACGCTGGCGAGACCTCCGTCCTGCTGTCCTACGAGCACGACACCCACGTCATCACCGACGACGGCAGCCACGCACCCGGCAAGGCCGTTCGGCACTTCTCCCTCCACCTGTCCGACTTCGAGCGCATGTTCAAGAAGGTTGATGCCTGATGGCCGGTACGACCGCGACCTACGCCGGTAAGGCACTCGACTTCCTCACCGGCCGGGCGGTGGCCTACACCGCTCCCCGCAACACCTACCTCGCGCTGCTCATCGCCGACCCGGGAGGTGACACCGACACGATCGACATGACCACGCTGCCGGAGATCACGACGGCCGGTTACGCACGCCAGCAGGTGGTGTGGACCGCCCCCTCCGGCTCCCCGATGACCACAGCGAACAACGCCCTGCTCTTTTACGGCCCGTTCACCGCAGACATGGTCGACGCCGCCCAGTACGCGGCCCTGGTCACCACGGCGTCCGGTACGACCGGCGACGTCATCTACGTGTGGCCCATCGACGACCCGCTGCAAGCCGCCACCAACGAATCGCTCCAGATCGCTGCTGGCGCACTCACCCTGAACGCCTGATAGGAGTCGCGGGATGGCAACTCTCGAAGAACTGCGCACGCGGGTACGCAGCGAGCTGGGCGACCGGCTCCAGCCGTTCCGCGACACCATCCGGGGCACAGGGGACGTCGCACAGTACGAACTGAGCGCGAACAACGTGACCGGCCTCGAAGTGCTTCATATCTCGGGGGGCCAGCAGACCACGCTGAGCACCCCCGCCGACTACGTCCTCGACGAACTCAACGGCATCCTCGACCTGACCCAGGCCCTCGCGCTCGACGCGCTGCTGCTGGTGTCGGGATCCTCCTACGGCCTGTTCTCCGACGACGAACTGGACATCTACCTCAACGACGCCGTCGCCCAGCACACCCGGGGCCGGACCATCTCCACCCGGTACAAGGACGACAACGGCTTCATCAAGTACGACCAGGCCCCGGTGGGAGTCGACAACCTCCCGGCCGAGGAGGACGCCCTCGTGGTGCTCCTCGCATGCACCGAGGCCATGTGGGCGCTGTCCACCGACGCGGCCACCGACATCAACGTCCAGACCTCGGATGGCACCTCCGTCGACCGGGGCCAGCGCTTCGCCCAGATCCAGACGCAGATCGGCATGCTCACCGAGCGGTACCAGACCCTGTGCGAGAAGTTGGGCGTCGGCCTGTACTCGATCGAGGTCACCAACCTGCGCCGCGTCTCCCGCACGACCGGCCGCCTCGTGCCGCTCTTCCGCGAGCGCGAGTACGACGACCACTCCCTGCCGCAGCGCATCCTGCCTCCCATCGGTCCCGGCCACCAGAACGACGACGAGTCCGGCATCCCCTCCAGCGTCTTCGGATCCTGGGGCTACTGATGGGACGCCTCGACTGGAAGACGCACGGACGGTTCAACGCCAACTACGAGACCACGGACATCATGGCGACCCTGCGCGGGCGCCAGACGGAGATCGGGGAGCGGGTGGAGTACTACCGCTTCTCCCACACCGACCCCAACGGCGACGACCTCTACGACGAGGGCACCGGCCAGGGCAAGATCTTCGTCGGCCCCTACCGGATCCCCGCGCTGCACGTGGTCCACAACCAGGGCCCGGCCCACGACACGACCCAGGGCCTGTACACGGTGGACAACCTCTCCGTCACCGCGTCCTTCGACGCGCTGCGGAAGATGGGGTTCACCGACCAGGACATCGACCACCAGAAGTACCTGACCGACCGGATCGTCTACGACGACTCGGTATTTCGGGTCACGTCGATTTCGATCCTCGGGCAGATCCAGAACCGGGACATCATCGTCGGCCTGGAATGCGTCCAGATGAAACCGGACGAGCTGGTCAACGATGCCCAGTTCTCGCGCTGGTCCCAGAAGTCCTGACTACAAACTTCGACGGCCTTCTTGAGATCCTGAATTGCGGAAGACTTCCGCATTCCGAGATCCCGCGAGGCTCACTGCATGCCATGGCTCATCAATGAGGACCGCGCCGTAAAGGCAAAACTCCAGGGCCTCACCGTCACCGACGTGAACGCACCCGACGGCCGTGCTGTCGCGGTGCGCTATCGCGTGCCGGAGAGCGAGCTGGCCCAGCAGACGTTCCCCCTGATCGTCATCGAGCACGCGGGGATCGACAAGGCCGACGAGCGTGAACACCGAGGCTACGTACGCCTTCCCTACGCGCCAGAGGGCGCCGAGAAGTGGTGGAACCCCGACGACCCGTCCTACGACGTCACCAAGTCGCCGTACATCGTCGAGTTCCCCATCCCGTACGACCTGCGGTACCGGATCGTCGTCTTCTCCCGCACCTACTGGCACGACATGGCGCTCGCTGCGGCTCTAGCCCAGCACGACCGGATTCCCGCCCGCTTCGGATTCCTTTCGATTCCCGAGGACGGGACGGTGCGCCGTCTGGATTTGCTCGGCGGGCCCGAGTTGGTCGACACCCGCGACGAGGACGGAAAGCGTCTGTTCCGTCGCGAGTACCTGATCTCTGTTTCCAGCGAAATGCTTCCGGCGACGGCCTCGCACTACGCGCAGGCTCAGTCCGTGGCGCTGGACTTCGAGTACTACCTGGAAGACGTAACCGAACCACAGACACCGGGACATTGAATCGTAGCCCCAGGAATTCACCCCCTTACAGGAGATAACAGATGACTGTCTACAAGCGTCCCGGTGTGTACATCGGAGAGACGTTGACGCCGCTCGCGCAGACGGTGACGACCCCCGGCGACTCGGTCGCGGCCTTCGTCGGTACCTCGAAGCAGGGCGGTCCGCTCGCCCCCACCCTGGTGTCGTCCTGGTCGCAGTACGTGGCCACCTACGGCGGCTTCGGGGACACATCCGACCTGCTCCCGTTCGCCGTCTACTCCTTCTTCAACAACGGCGGCAACAGCGCCTACATCGTGCGCGCGGCTGCCTCCGACGCGGTCGCCGCCTCCGTCACCCTGGACGACACCGAGGCGACCCCGCAGGACACCCTCAAGATCAAGGCGATCTCCCCGGGCTCCTGGGGCAACAACGTCTTCGTCGACATCACGGCGGGCTCCTCCGGCTCCGGCCGGTTCGACCTGTACGTCTACGTCGGCGGGGACACGGCCGCCTACCTCAAGGAGCGGTTCACCGACGTCTCCCTGGACCCGGCCGACTCCCGCAACGCGCAGGCGCTGATCAACTCCCCGGTCACCGGCTCCGCCTTCATCCAGGTCGAGAGTCTGCTCGCCACCACGTGGGCGGCCGACCACGCCCCGGCGATACAGACCGGTGTCCCGCTGGCAGGCGGCTCCGACGGCGTGGCGGCCGTCGACCTGGCCACGGCCACCCAGCGGCTGGAGGTCGTCGAGGACAACCTGGTGCTGAACGTGCCGGGCGTGACCGACTCCACCGTGCTCAACCCGATCATCGAGTGGGCCGAGGACCAGGGCACCGTCTTCGTCGTCGTGGACGGTCAGAAGCCCTCCAGCGCCGACAACGCACACTCCTACGCGCTGAGCCTCCAGGGAATGTCCACGGGTGGCTCCGCGATCCGCGCGTCGTCCTACGCGGCCATCTACGGCCCGTGGCTGATCGTCAACGACCCGGCTACGACCGCCTCCGGCTCGGCCCGCCTGCTGCCTCCTGGCGGCGCGGTCCTGGGCCAGTACAGCCGCACCGACGCCTCGCGCGGTGTGCAGAAGCCTCCGGCCGGTATCGACACCGTCCTGCGGGGCGTACTCGACGTGCAGTTCCGGTTCTCCAACGCGGACCAGGACGCGCTGAACGTCGCGGGCATCAACGTCATCAAGTCCCTGCCGGGCACCGGCTTCGTCATCTACGGCGCCCGCACCCTGAGCGTCGGCATGCCGGACCGGTACATCTCCGTGCGCCGGTCCCTGATGCTGGTCAAGAAGGGCATCCTCGACGCCACCCGCTTCGCGGTGTTCGAGCCCAACGACCAGATCCTGTGGGACCAGGTCAACGCCGTCATCTCGCAGTACCTGCTCACCCTGATGCAGACGGGCGTGCTGGCCGGAACCACTCCGGACCAGGCCTTCTTCGTGGTCTGCGACTCCACGAACAACACGGTCGCGTCGGTGGCGAACGGCGTCGTGAACATCTCTGTCGGTGTCGCTCTCCAGACCCCGGCCGAGTTCATCGTCATCGAGATCGGCCAGTACAGCGGCGGTTCCTCCGCCACTGACTCGACGGCCACTTCCTGAGAGGTAACCCACTGATGGCTACGACTACGTCCACCGTCGGACATATCGCTTCCGATCCCTTGCGGAATTTCAAGTTCCAGGTCCAGATCCAGCACCCGGGCATCAAGGGTTTCGCCCGAATGGGATTCATGTCCGTCTCGGGCCTGAACGTCACGACCGAGGTAATTCCGTACCGTGAGGGCGGAATGAACACAACGACCCAGAAGATGCCAGGGCAGAGCGACTTCGCCCCCATCACCCTTTCCAAGGGACTCGCTGTCGGCGACTCCCAGATGATGGACTGGATGCGGCAGTTGTTCACCGTCATCCAGGGCACCGGAAACGGAAAGGCCGGTGCGGAATTCCGGCACATGGTCGACATCAAGGTGCTCGACCACCCGGTCACTTCCGGCGCCACTCCCGCCAAGGCCGCATTCCGCGTCTACAACGCGTGGCCCACGGCGGTTGCCTTCTCGGACCTGGACGCTGGCGCCAACGCGATCATCGTCCAGCAGATGACCCTCGCCCACGAGGGTTTCGAGTTCAAGTTGGCTAACAGTGTCGGCTCGTCTTCCGTTAGTTTCTAATAGCGGAATCGACCGACTCGACTAGGAGCAAAACCAGTGGCAAACGACCTTCATACCGAGGGGTTCTCCAGCCCTCTCTCCAACCCTGGTCAGGCAAATGCCGCCATCGCGGCGCTGCTATCCCAGGGGGCCGAGGTCGCCAAGCCCGAGATCGCTGTCCCGGCAGGTGGCCAGTTCCGCCTGCCGGGCGGTTTCGTTTCGGGCAACGACTTCGCCAACGCCCGCTACGACGCCGAGGTACGTGAACTGACCGGCGGCGACGAGGAAGCCATCACCAAGGCCCGCAACGGCGGCATCGGCAAGTTCATCTCCACCCTGCTCGCCAGCGGCACCGTCTCCGTGGGTGATCAGAAGTCCAGTCCCGTCCTGCTCAGCAACCTCCTGCTCGGCGACCGCGACACGCTTCTGCTGGAGATCCGACGCGCGACCTACGGCGACGAGATCGTCTGGGACCGCTACTCCTGCCCGCACTGCGGCGAGGAGTTCCGACTCTCCGTCACCCTCGACGAGATCCCTGTCCGACGACTGGCCGACCCCGCTGACCGTGTCTTCGAAGTCGAACTCCGCAGGGGTCGCAAGGCCTACGTCCGACTTCCCATCGGCGCCGACCAGGACGCCGTCCTCGCCATCGTCGACCGCGCCACGGAATCCGAGCAGAACACGCTCCTGATTTCCCGCTGCCTCATTTCCGTAGTCGAGGCCGATGGCAGTGAAAACGCCGTCACAGGAAATCCTGACTTCGCCCGCGCTCTGGGCCTTCTCGACCGCAAGCGCATCCTCGACGCCATTGAGGAAAAGCAGCCGGGCCCTCAGTACAATGATGTCAAGTTCACGCACGACTCGTGCGGAAAGGAGGTCCCCCTCTTCATCAGTGCGGGGGACCTGTTTCAGGGCCTGTAACTACCACGACACGTACTTCGAATACGAGCAACTAGTCGAACTAAGTCCGGCGTGGAGCCTCAGCGAGATTCGCCGGTTGACCGTGCGCGAGCGTCTTCACTGGGTGAAGTGGTTCAGGGCGCAGCGACATAGGCGAAGTGCTGAGGCGGAAAATGGCTAGCAACAACGTGGCGGGGCAGGGACCGCTCTTGGGCTGGAACAATGCCCAGGACGCGATCTCTGCCCTTACGCGCACCATCAACGACTTGAACAAGGGCCTCAAGGGCGTAAATACCGGAGTCGGGCAGATGTCCCGCTCCCGTGGACTCGGCCTTGCGCTGGGCGACGTCTGGAACGGCACCAGCAACTACGCACACGGCCGCACCAACGGCGGACAGGTCGGTACGGGCTCGCCCACCGGCAACGGGGGCGGCGCGCGCTTCTCCACCAACAGCAACCAGGGTGGTGGCGCGGCCAACAACGGTGGCCAGGGCGGCAACAACGGTGGCTCCGGCGCCAACACACCTCGCCTGGGTGGCGGCGCGGCCAACAACGGCGGCCGACGCTCGAACAACGGTGGCCTCAAGGGCACGCTGTCCAGCGTCGTCGCGTGGGGCCAGAAGAAGTTGCCCGACCAGGTGGTCATGCAGACGACCGCCTACCAGGCCGCACAGGGCTCCTCCTCGTCCTGGCACACCCTGCGAGACCAGGGCTTCAAGAACAACTTCACCGCAGTGTCGACCCAGGACGCTGCGACGGCCTACGGCACGATGACCCGTACCGGTCTGTCGGCGGGCTCCTCCTCCTTCAACCAGCAGTGGAACTACGTCAAGGGCACCTCGGGCTACATGAACCCGGGCATGTCCGAGACGCAGCGCGCCCAGGGAACGGCCGCCGCGTGGACCGCTGGCACGTACTACGGGATGCAGGCCATCGGCATCTCGACGATCAAGAACGGGCAGAAGCAGTCCCCGCGACAGATCGCCCAGCAGGCACTCGCCCGGTGGCCGAACCTCAAGAACCTGAAGACCAAGGAGCAGATCGCCGGAACGCTTGACAACGACCAGTCCGGCATCATGCAGTCCCTCTCCCGGACCTTGGACCCCAAGACCCTCGAACTGGTCCGTGGCGAACTCAAGGGCATGATGCTCGCGCAGGTGTCCGGCGCGTCCGCACAGACCTACGTCAACCTGGCCAACAAGCGCGACAACGGCAAGACGCAGGAGGAGAAGAACTCCGCTCAGTCCGCCCTCGGGAAGCTGGGCATCGGCGGGTCGACCGCCAACACCCTGATGACCCGCGCGGGAACCCTGCGCAACCAGGACGTCAACGAGAACGACGGATTCACCGCAGGTCTCCAGACGGCGACGAAGTACCTGGACCAGTTCTCCACCGCGCTCCAGGGCGTCCTCAAGGCAACCGGCCTGTCCACGGCGATGGGCGCAGTCGGAGGCGCCGGTTCGGTGCTCGGCTCCAGCCTCGGTGCCGGTGTGGGTGCCTGGGGCGCTGCGCGCGGTCTCAGCGGAGCCATGCGGCTCGGCAGCGGTCTGATGGGTAGCGGCGGAGGCGCTGGCGGCCTGCTGGGGCGTATACCCGGTGCCGCAGGCGCTGCGGGTGCGTTGGACCTGAGCGCGGGCGCTGTGGGGGCTGCTGGGGCCTACGGTGCCGGTGCCTACCTCACCCACCACTTCGGCTCGAAGGTCGTTGACAAGGTCAGCAAGAAGGGCGGGACGGGCAACAAGTGGGGCCACGTCGCGGTGGACGCCGGTACCGGCGCTCTCGCCGGTGCTGCGGTCGGCTCCGTCGTCCCCGTCATCGGTACCGCTGTCGGTGCCGCTGTCGGCGGAACGATCGGCGCGGGAGTGGGCATCGTCAGCAACTTCTTCGGCGGTGCCACGGCTGGCGGTGCGGCTGCGGCAACCGGCAGCAAGACGTCCGGTGCGAAGGCCACAGGAACATCGGGCGCGGGCAAGACTGCTGCGGCCGTCATCAAGGTTGCCATGAAGTACCTCGGTGTGAAGTACGTCTGGGGTGGCAGCACGCCGAAGGGCTTCGACTGCTCCGGACTGCTCCAGTACTCCTTCCGGCAGATCGGCGTCTCCCTGCCCCGCACCGCCGCGCAGCAGCAGCGGGCCGGTAAGAAGGTCAAGATGAGCGACGTGCGCCCCGGTGACCTGATGTTCAACGGTGACCCCGCGCACCACGTCGTGATGTGCATCGGCGGAGGCAGGCTGATCGAGGCTCCGCACACGGGCGCCGTGGTACGGGTCCGCTCCTTCAAGCCCAGCGAGTTCACCAACGCCGTGCGGATCCTCGGCTCTGTCGGCAGCATGAGCGACGTCGGCAGCGACTCCGAGGACACGGCCGGGTCGGACTCCAACCGGCTGTCCAGCATGGGCTTCGGTGGTGACGTCGGCGCGTACGGATCAACCGAGGAAGTCGACGCCATCGCGGCGGGCATCTCCACGGCTCAGATCAACACCGGCTCCAGCGCGTCCAGCAAGGACACCTCCTCGGACGACTCCTCCAGCGACGTCCCCACGGGGGCGATGCCGAAGGGCAACGTCGCCAAGTGGATCAAGAGTGCGCTCGGGATCCTCAAGCAGGACACCAAGCACAACGAGTCCATCGTCAACACGATGATCATGCACGAGTCCAGCGGCAACCCCCGGGCCATCAACCGCACCGACTCCAATGCCAAGGCGGGCCACCCGTCCAAGGGCATTATGCAGACCATCGATTCGACGTTCAACGCGTATTCGCTCAAGGGCCACAAGGACATTTGGAACCCGGTCGATAACATCATTGCCGGTGTGCGCTACGCGGAATCGCGCTACCACAGCCTGGACAATGTCCCCGGAATCAAGGCCATGGCGAATGGCGGCGCGTACAAGGGATACGCGGTCGGCTCGACCAACATCGACGTCGACCAGACGGCCCGCGTACACAAGGGCGAGATGATCATCCCGGCCTACCAGGCCGAGGCTGTGCGTGCCGCGCTGTCTGGCAACACGCCACTGAGCAACGGAGTCGGCGGGCTTCATACCAAGGGTGGCGCGGCCACCCTGCACTTCAATGCCGGTGCGATCACCGTGAAGGTGCAAGGTGCCATGGACTCCCAGTCGGCCCGTGACGCTGCTCAGCAGATCATGACGGCCATCGCCGAGGACAACCGAATCAACCTCATCGCGGCAGGTAACTAACAATGCGACTTCATACTCGGGCGGTCGCGTAATGGCCGCCAGCAAGATAACCGACAACGGTCCCTTCGACCCGCGAATCACCAGCATTCCGTTCACCCAGAACCTGGGCGGGGTCGACTGGGTTACCGGGTCGGGCGGAAAGAAGTTGACCCGGGGATTCATCATTCAGGAGAAGGCAGTGAGCGGTGCCCGCCAGCGCTGCAACTTCCTCTACAACCCGAGCACGATCAGCATCTCCCACGGCATCGACACCAACGTGCTGTCCGACCCGAACGCAGTGAACAAGGACGACGTCACCGCCGGGCAGACGCTGCTCCCGCTCCAGCAGACGCTGTCGTTCAGCCTGCTCTTCGACCGTACCTACGAACTGTGGGACTCCTCGAAGTTGTACGGGGAGGCCGCCACGATGGTGCCTTCCTTCGGCGTGGCCTACGACATCCTCGCCCTGTACAAGATCACCGGTATCGCCACCCCGATGCCGGTCACCGACGACAGCAGTTCCGACGCGGACGCCTACAAGAAGGCGTTCTCGAAGGGCACCTACACCAACGGTCCGGCCGGTCCCATGACCTACGTACCGGTGTACGTCGTGATCGGCACGTCGCTGTCCTACTACGGCGTCATCCAGCAGTTGGACCTCCAGTACACCCACTGGACCCAGGAGATGATCCCCTCCCGCGCGCAGGTCACCGTCACCGTGACGCTCCTGCCGACGCCGCAGGGCGGCAACAAGTACGAGGCCAAGCCCGGCTTCATCGGCCCCCGCGCGGGCAACTGGGGCGACCCGCTGTCTGCCTCCGAGCAGGCGGCCAAGAGCGGAAAGGCCGGACGGTGATCACCAACAACTCCCGCTACGCAGACTCCACGCTCACCCTCGTCGCCTCCAGCCGGGGCACCAACCTCACCGTCGTGCCCGGCCAGCAGCGAGAGTGGACGTTCAACTTCACATACCACCAGTTGACGTCGGCCGACCGTATCGACCTGCTCGCGCAGCAGTACTACGGCGACCCCAGCATGTGGTGGCACATCGCCGACGCGAACCCGGAGATCATGGACTGGACCGTGATCACCCCGGGGCAGATCGTGCGGGTCCCCAGTGTCTGAGCAGCCACCTGTCACCCGGCTGGCCATCGGCGCGGACCGGGTGACCGACTACATCTACCGGGTCGAGGTCCGCGAAGGCTATGGCGCCCACGCCATGGCCATCATCGACGTGTCCACGCCCATCGGCCGGACCGCCTACCCCGAGCTGGCCCCCGTGGTCCTGGACTACGGCCGGTCCCCGAACGACATGTCGCGCTGGTACGGCTACGTACACCACTCCAGCGTGATGGCCACCTCTGCCAACCAGACCGTCACCACCCGGTACATCTGCATCGGGACGTCGCTGCCCATGAACACCCAGCGCACACGGTCGTGGAAGAACGTCAGCCCCACGTCGATCGTGCGGCAGGTGGGCCGGGAGAACGGGCTCCGTACGGTCATCTCCCCGAGCGCCCGGCGCCTCACCTACTGGGCGCAGTCTGGCCAGTCCGATTTCAAGTTGGTGTCCGACCTTGCGACCGAGACGGGTTTCCGCTTCTGGGTGGAAGGCACGACGCTGTACTTCCTGGACCCGCGAATTCTGCTCCTCGGGCAGAAGGCCCAGGACATTCCGGTGTTCACGAAGAGCCAGCGGCCCGGCAAGTACGACACCCTCCAGGACATGACGATCCTGGCGGGCACGATGATTCCTCGGGCCAACGGAACTACCGGCACGTCCGCCATTTCCGGCCTGGACGCAAAGACCGGCCGGGTCATTCAGGCGTCATCCTCGGCGAAGACCGGAGCGTCCTCGTTCCTGAACACGATCACCACGTCCCGCGCGGTCGACAACTACGCGGACGCCCAGGCACTCATGGAAGCGCGCACGCTGGCTTCGCAAGGATGGATCACCATTCAGGCGACGGTATACGGCACGTCGAAGGTTTCCCCGGGAACGCTCATTGGTATTTCCGGCTCGTCGATTTCCTCCGACCGTCAGGGACGGTGGATGGTCACCTCGACAAAGCACATCATCAACCGCAGCAAGGACAACTCCGGACTGCTGTTCACCACAACGGTGGATGCGGAAAGGGACCAGCCCTACGCGGTAACATTCCGAAGCGATGCGAACAAGCGTTTCAAGTTCGACAGCGTCCCGGCTGTTCTGAGAAACAAGCAGTTCTGGGAGTCGAGCCTTCTGGAGGATATCAATGTCGGCTGAGCCGATACTGGGCATGTACCGGGGAAGTGTCTCCAATAACCAGGACCCGCTGAATGAGGCGCGGGTTACCCTGCTGATTCCGCAGGTCCTGGGAAGCGCGGAAAGCGCGTGGGCCGTTCCGGCATCCCCGACGAACACGGTGCCGCCGGTCGGCCAAACCCTGTGGGTGCAGTTCTCCGGCGGAGACCTCACCAAGCCGGTCTACTCCCCGCTGGGCATCAAGGACGTCCAGGACGCGGTCGACGGCCTGCCGACCGGCGACACCCTCGACACGCTGCCGCCCAAGGAACCGACCGCACTGACCCTCACCACGGTGCAGTACGTCACCAACGAGGGATCCACCCTGGCCCGCGTGCAGGCGAGCTGGACCGCGCCGACGGAGAACCAGGACGGAACCAACCTCACCGACCTCTCCCACTACGTCCTCCAGGTGTCCTACGACGGCACCAACTGGTCCGGGGGACAAGTCACCCAGGACACGCTCGTCGTCCTCGACGGTCTTCATACCGGCGTGGACGTCACGGTCCGCGTGCAGGCAGTCGACATCTCCAGCAACGTCTCCCTGTGGGCGTCGGCGCACATCACCAGTGCCTCGTCCTCGACCCCGCCTCCGGTGCCCTCCGCCCCGGGGGTTACCGGTGTGCTCGGCGGCCTGCGCGTCACCTGGGACGGCAAGGACGCCTCCGGGTTCGCGATGCCCGCGATCTTCTCCCACGTGCAAGTGCAGCGAGACACCGACCCGGCGTTCTCCAACCCGGTCGTCGTCGGCACCCTGCCCGGCCCAGACTTCCTCTACGACTCCGTCCAGAACTACGCCTCCGCCTACAACTACCGGCTGGTCGCCTACTCCAAGGTCGCCATCGCCTCCGCCCCGTCCAGCGCGAACTCCGGCACGGCGCACCAGGCAGGCACTGGAGACATCGCGGCCAACTCAGTCACCGCCAACCAGATGGCGGCCGGGACGATCACCGCTGAGTCCGGCGTCATCGCGTCCATCGACGCCTCCAAGATCACCGTCGGCAAGCTGACCGCGTCCCAGATCGACGCGACCAACCTCGTAGTCTCCGGCGCGAACGTCTCCGGTCAGGTCTCCTCCGCGTCGACAGCGGGGTCCGCGTCCTCGGCGACCACGGTCACCGGCTCCATCGGCGCGGGCGTCAGCATCCCGGCCAACCAGTTGAACAACGGCACCATCCCGACCACCACGACGATCAACGGTGGCTCGATCACCACGGGCACCGTCAGCGCGTCCGTTATCGGGGCCCGGTCCATCACCACGGACAAGCTGGTCATCGGCGATACATCGAACATCATCCTGGACCCCCAGTTCACGCAGAACAGCAGCGCCTGGAATTGGGGTACCAGCGTCGTCCGGACGGCCTCCAGCGACCCCAGCGTGACGGTGGGGGCCCCAGCCTCGTGGGTCGCGAAACTCATCTCTCAGACCAGCCTCAACACTGACCTGACGTGGAAGCACAGCGCCGGAACGTTGAACGCTATGCCGGTGTCGCCGGGGGAGACCTACTACGTCGAGGCGTGGGTGGCTGCCTCCGCCACCTGCAACAGCAACATGCGGTTCTTCCTTGCGACGTCGGACGCAGCAGGCGCCAACACCTCCTGGCCCGCCACCACAAGCCTCGCCCCGTCTGCGGCAACAACCTGGACCAAGATCAGCGGCCAGATCACGATCCCGGCCGGGAAGTACCTGGCGACGTTCGGTGTAGGTCCGTCACAGACGACACCGACGACGGCGGCCGGGTACTGGCTCGTCACCAACGTCAAGATGCGCAAGGCCGTGGACAACGCGCTGGTCGTGGCCGGGTCCATCACCGCCGACAAACTCGATGCCAACGCCATCAACGGCAAGACGATCAACGGTGTCACGATCACGGGTTCGTCCACGGTGACCGGCGCGACTGTCCGAAGCGCTGCATCGGGCGCCCGCGTCGAAATGAGCGCGGCCAACCCTGCAAACTTCGCCCAGTTGCTCTTCTACAGCGCGACGGCGTCTGACCAGCCCGGAGTCCTTTCGGTCGACGGTACAAGCACTTCCAGGTCGCTGGCCATCTACCCTCCGGCAAGTTCCACTGCCACGAACATTCCACAGTTCTACCAGGGCTACACGAACAACGGCAGCAAGACGGAGACGATAATCGGCAGCGATGCTATTGAGGTAGAGGGAGTCCTCTCCGCCAGTAACATCGTCACCGGACGCGTTACCATTACCCCTAATGCCGCTAACGATCCGACGTCGGTAACGATAACCGGGTTGGGACTTATCGGATCCAGCCCACGGGCGGTGGCCACCCCGTCTACCACCGTGCCTGGCACCTCCGTGACCGGAGTCGGCTGCACAGGAGTCACCACGGATGCGATAACCATCTGGCTGACCCGCGCCAATACCACTGCTACAGGTGTCGATTACATCGTGATTGCGAGTTAACGTGGACGAGGAAGAGCCCCAGCCAGTCAGTATGGTTGTGACCTGTCGTACGGAGGGGTGCCCAGTCGAGGGCATCTCGTACACCGTGGACATGTATCCCAACTCCACGGAGCCCCGCTACCGGGCTGTGTGCGGTCAGTGCCGCAACCCCATAGCGGACATCGTTCCGGCATCCTGACCGAACTGCAATGTCGGTAGGCATTCCTGGGAGAATGCAAGCATGCCTACCGAGATTGCAGTTCCATTCCGCCTAGCGTCCGACGGGACTATCGCCGTCGAGACGAGTCCGGACAGGCAGATCGCCCAGCACGTACACGCACTCGTCGGCACTCAGCCGGGGGAGCGGGTCATGCTCCCGGATTACGGGGTTCCCGTGGCTGATCTGCTTTTCGACCCTGATGCGTCCTTTGTCGCTCAGGAAATCAGCCGCGCCGTGACGGCTGCGTTCAATACGTATGAGCCCGGCGTGGTTCTCCAGAAGGCGACCCCGATTCCGGACGCCTCCCAGTTGTCCCTCGCTCGTATCGAGGTCGACTACATGCGCCGCGAGGCCGGGTCGTCCCCTTCCAGCCTGTCGCTCCAGACCAACACCGCCGTGGTCCGTGTGGGCGGCACCGTAAGCGAGGTCATCAGTGGCTGACGTACCGGCGATCGACTACACCAGCAGGGACTACGAGGGCTTCAAGGCCTCCCTGCTGGACTACGCCGCCCGCAAGTTCCCGCAGTGGGTGCCCGGCTCCGAGGGCGACTTCGGTGTGCTCATGGTCGAGCTGTTCTCCTACCTCGGAGACAGCCTGTCCTACTACGGCGACCGGCTCCAGCAGGAAGCGTTCCTGCCCACCGCGACCCAGCGGCTGTCCCTGCTCCAGATCGCAGACCTGCTCGGCTACACCCCCAGCAACGGCGTCCCGGCCACCGGCACGGTCACCTTCCAGACGTCCAACCCGGGCCCCGCCGTCCTCGTGCCTGCGGGCACCCAGGTCGTCACCGACTACATCGAGGCCATCGACGCCCCGATCACGTACGAGACCGACTCGGACATCCTCGTGCCCGTCAACGGCGGCAAGGCCACGGTCCCCGTCACCCAGGGAGTCACACGCACCCAGGTCAACGTCGGCACCAGCTCGGGCCTGCCCGTGCAGGAGTTCCGGCTGCCCGACGTTCCCGTCATCAACGGCACCGTGCAGGTCTTCGTGGACGACGTCGACACCCTGACCGAGTGGACGTACATCACGTACCTGGTCGACGCCGACCCCTCCGACCGCGTCTTCACGACGTTCCTCGACGACTCCGGCGCCACGTGGATCCGCTTCGGCGACAACCTGAACGGCGCTATCCCGACGAACCAGTTGACCATCTACGCGACCTACCGCGTGGGCGGGGGAGCGATTGGCAACGTCAACGCGGGCGTCGTCAACGCGCTGTCCGCCTCCAACCTGCCGGGCGTCACCATCGCCCAGGACTCGGACGGCGGTGCGATCTCCTCGGCCATGACCGGCGGGGCCGACCCCGAGACCAACGACCAGATCCGCGCCAACGCCCCGCGCATCTTCCGCACCCAGGACCGCTGTGTCACCCTCCAGGACTTCTCCGACCTCGCACTGACCATCCCCGGCATCGTCCGCGCCAAGGCCGTCGCCTCGACGTACACCAGCGTCTCGGTGTACGTCATCGGCTCCGACGGCGGCCAGCCCAGCGCGACCAACCTCCAGAACGTCCAGAGCACCCTCCAGTCCAAGGCGCTGGCCGGAGCCACCGTCACCGTCGCGGGCCCGTCCGTGGTCGGCGTGAACATCGGCACTGCCGCCAGCCCCATCGTCGTCGAGTGCTGGCCCCGCTACTCCCGGGCCTCGGTCCTCTACGACGTGCAGCAGGCGCTCAAGAACATGCTGTCGTTCGCCAACGTCGACTTCGGTATGCGCCTGACCCTCTCCGACTTCTACAAGGCCCTCCTCGCGGTCGACGGCGTGCGCTACGCCAGTATCCCGATGATCGCCCGAGCCGACGCCGCACAGACCGGCACCGCCGACGTTGTCTTCCGCGCCTGGGAAATCCCCAAGGTCGGAGACATCTCCAACATCACCATGACCGGAGGGATCGGCTGATGGCCGCCGTCTACCCGCACCAGTACAAGTCGTTCACCGTCCACAAGAACCTCGTCGAGGACATCGACGCCAGCCACGTGAACAACCTCCAGGACGAGGTCGTGGCGATTCAGCAGACCCTGGGCATCAACCCGCACCAGGACACCGCGCTGAAGATGAAGACCAACACCTGGGCCTCCGTCGCCACCCGCCTCGACGCAGTGCAGCGCGGCAAGGGCATACCGGCCTGCTACCTGTCCAAGTCCGCCGATACCGTCAAGGGCGACGCCACCAAGGTGATCGCCTTCGCCAGGCCAGCCGCGTCCTTCGACCCCGAGGGACTGTTCAACGGGCACTCGATCACCACCAACCGCTCCGGTTGGTGGATCGTCTTCGGCCGCGTGCTCTGGTACAACGCCAAGGGCTCCCTCGCGACCGGCGCCGACCGGCAGATCAACATCGCTGTCGGCGGCTCGACGATCATGTCCCAGGACCTCCCGCCGATCTCCGACGGCAACAGCCACATGCACATCGGCTGGCAGGGCTGGGTCACCGCAGGCAAGACCATCGACCTGTCCGTCTACCACCCCCTCACGGGCAAGACGCTGTCGCTTCAGAGCCTGCAACTGAGCGCCGCGATGCTGCGGGAGGCGTAAGCAGTGGGAACCTACGGCATCTCCCTGTACGGGCTGTCGAAGTACGGGACGGACATCCATCCCGAGTTCGACGTCAGCCCGTTCACAGCCACGCCCGTGGACTACTCCACCGTGCTGCTGGACTGGAAGGCCCCGGCCGGAACGTGGGACACCCTGCGACTGATCCGCAACCGCTACGGCTGGGCGGTCAACGAGAACGACGGCGAGATCCTCCTCGACCAGACGCACACCGCAACTTCCTTCATCGACAAGGGAGTTGTCGGCGGGCACTGGCTGTACTACACCGTCTTCATCAAGGCCTCCGGCCGGTGGAGCCGCGCAGGCACCGTCTCGACCCTCATGCCGAAGGACAACGGCTACGCCGACCTGCTCTACTCGTTGGTCCCGGACTACTACAAGGTCGACGTCGCCCCTGGCAACAACGTCACCGACGACTCCAACACGCTCAACCCCTACCTGGCCCCGTTCCTCGCCATCTTCGGCTTCGGCTTCGACATGGTGAAGAGCTACTACGACTCCAACCGGTACACCAACGACGCCATGCGCACGCGCTACGAGAGCGTCGCGCAGATCGCCGAGCAGTTCGGGATCCAGTACGAGGCGTCCACCCCGGCCTACCTCTTCCGCCAGCGCGTGCGGGACGCAGCCACCCTCGGGCGGCAGAAGGGCACCCTGGAGCAGATCCGCTCGATCATCTCCGAGACCACCGGCTACGACGCCGACCTGCGTCTGGGCAGCAACCTCCTGCTCTCCGACGACCAGGCCGACTTCGACCACCCCACCTTCCCGCAGTGGGACTCCGGCGTGAACTACGCCTCCGGGGAGATCGTCGCGTTCGGCACCTACCTCTACAAGGCCAACAGCAGCGGCGCCTACGGCACGGCGCAGAAGCCTTCCGGCACGACCGCGAACAACACCTACTGGAACTCGGTCACCTACGGCACCGACACCACGCTGGTGGACAGCAACGGGCACGTGGCGGGGTGGGAGGAGATCTCCTTCACCGCAGGCGTCACCCCGGGAACCAACGGCGTCCTGGTGGGCATCGGTGTGCAGAACCCGACCAACCCCGACGACAACGCCGGGAACGCCCTGTGGGTGCGCAACACCAACTCCGGCAGCGCGGTCGCCACGATGGGCGTGCGCTCGGTCGGACGCGTCTCGGGGCAGTCCACGATGGACCCGCAGCAGCCGGTGCTGTGGGGCATCCCTCTGCCGTACGCCTCCCAGGACTGGGACAACGACGTCTACTACCAGCCCGGCGACCTGGTGCTGTTCCACGGCCGCGTGTACCAGGCCCTCACGGCGAGCATCAACGTCACCCCGCCCGACACCCCGACCGCGAACGCGCAGTGGCAGCCGCTCGGGTACGACGAGCGTGTCCAGATGTGCCTGTCCGGCTACACGCAGGCCTACTCCGGCGAACGGGTCGCGGTGTACCCGTTCGTCGAGTACTACGACGACCACGGTGCCCTGATCACCGCGCTGTACTCCGACGCGGTCCCGACCTACAACGTCTTCGACTCCTTCACCCAGGGCTGGGCCGACTGGACGGCACGCACCACGGACCTCGGTGCGGCCTCCTGGACCGAGACGCTGGGTCAGTGGACCTCCGGCGGGTACGGGGGCGGCTCGGCCTACCCGGTCGGCGCCACGGCCTCGATCGCCACGATCCCCGGCCACGCGGACGGCACGGTGTCGGCGACGTTCCTGACCAACCCCGGCAACACCCTCAAGCAGGGCGTCGTCTTCCGGCTCCAGGACGCAACCAACTACTGGCGAGCCGGGCGCACCGCCCTGTACCGCATCGCCTCCGGTGTGGTCGCAGCCACCTTCCCGTACTCGCAGACCCTCACCGACGGCGACCGCGTCACGGTCTCCTACTCCGGCTCGAACATCATCGTGAAAAGGAACGGAACACAGGTGCTCTCGATCACTGACGCGACTCTCAGCACTGCCACCAAGGTCGGAATGGCGGTCACCTGATGCCGAACATCACCTTCGTCAACGACGACGACTTCGCGCCTGTCTTCGGGGTCTCCGGCGGCATCGTCATCAAGCAGTTCAAGACGTACGGTCCCAGGCTGGACGGCGACGTCAAGATCGACGGCCGCCTCGCCATCAAGATCCCGCGCCCCAAGCCGCTCAGGCCGATGGCCGGGCAGATGGTGGTGCAGGGTCATCTCAAGGCGGGCGTCAAGTCACCGGCCGCAGCGTTCAAGGACTTCGCCCACTACCCCTACCTCGGCATCGACCCGGCCATGGCACGCGTCGGCATCACCAGCGGTGCACTCACCTCGGGTGCTGCGGGCTCCTACACACGCCAGTACGCCGCGTTCACCGGCCCGGCCGACTACCCCGTCTCCGGGGGCGGCTACGCCTGGAAGAGGGCGGCGTACGCGGCCGTCGGGTTCAAGTTCACCAGCATGTCGGCGAACAAGCACCAGATCCTCGACGCGGTGCAGTTCGAACCGCTTCCCCTGGGCGCGACTGGCCCGAGCGCCTACCAGAACGCCCGCACGATCCAGGTCGTCATCAAGCCGACCCGGCTCAACTACGCGAGCAACCCCAACTTCGAATCCGGCATCACCGGGTACGGGTCCACCGGGACGGCGACCCTCGCAGCGGACGCCTTCTGCTGGAAGGGCACGCAGGCCCTCAAGGTGACGGTCCCAGCGGGGGCTCCTGCTGACTCGGGGATTGCCTTCCCGGTGTCCGGCCTGATCCCGGGCCGCACGTACACGTTCTCGGCGAAGGTGGCCATCGCGCAGGGCTGCGGGGCCATCGCACCGTGGGCAGGAGCCGGAGCGACCCAGCACGCCTCGAAGACATGGGCGCAGGCAGCCAACGCCATCGACCCGAGCAACAAGCGCTGGCGCACGATGATGGTCACCTTCACCCCGACCACGTCCACGCTGTACCTCGGTATGAACGTCCTGCACGGCACGATGACGCCGGGCCTGGCGAGCATCTTCTGGGTCGACGGTGTGCTGATCGAAGAAGGCGCGGCCGTACGGGACTACTTCGACGGCTCCATGGGCGCGGACTATCTGTGGGAGACCGGCGGTACGACGAACCTGACCCGCTCCTACTACTACGAGAACCGGGTCGAGCGGAGTTACCTCATCCGCACACTGCTCGACGAGAATACGCCTTTGGGAATCAGTGCCGCGATTCCGCAATATGCCGTACTCCCCACCCAGTAACCACCAACCCGTAAAGGACAAGCATGTTCACCAACTACGCCGACGTGTCCTCCCTCGTCGTCGGCCTGGGCCTACCGGCCGTGGTCGCTCTGTTCTCCAAGCCGTCCACCAACAGCACAGTCAAGGGAGCGGCGCATGCCGTCCTAGCGGTTGCCACCGGATTCTGGGCTGTCTACCAGGCGCACCCCCAGCACTTCTACTGGGCGCCCGCCGTCGTCGCCGCGTTCCTGGCGTGGGTGTCCGGCACGACCTTCTACCACTCGCTGCTGAAGAAGTACTCCTGGTTCGCCCGGCTCCAGAACACGCTGATCGCGGAGGCGGAGATCCGGCTTCATATCCCGTCCGGGACCGTCGAGGAGTACGTCGAGGAGAGCGCCGTCGTCCCGGCCAGCAGCAACGCCTTGAGCGCAGAGGCCGTCCAGCAGATCGTCACGGCCCTGGAGTCCGTCCTGCGGCGCACCCTGCCACAGGCAGTCGCGGACGTGGCCGAGGTCCCGGGCCCGACTGCCGTCTTGTCGAAGTCCATCGACCTCACCGCGTCGGCGGTCTGAGCCATGGACTGGTTGCGTTTCGCGCTGATCGCCCTCGCCACGTTCACGGCGTGGGAGTGGCTGCTCGTCGTCCTGCCCTTCTCCCTTCCGGCCGGGCTCCAGCCGCTCGCGGTGGTCGGCCTGGCCTATGAGGCCCAGCGGCTGCCTGTCCCGTGGCTGGCCGCCGTGGCGGCTGCGGGAGCGGTGGCACTGCTGCATCTCCAGGTGCGCGGGGGGACGGAGGCACCGCCGCTGAGACTTCCCCGCAGGCATCCGTCCACCGGCCGGAGGGTCCCCGACCTGCCCTGATTGTCAAGCCACTTGAAATCTCCGCTAGACAAGCGGGGATTTCTTGCTTTTAGAAGCCGTAACCGGTAACGTCTTCCTCGTCGCCGATCAAGGCGGCAAACACACCACACCTGGAGCAGACTTGAGCAGCACCGACCCCATCGCCCTCGCCTTCGCTGGCTCCGCCGACACCGACATCGACAACGTCAAGGCCCTGCTGAACGACTTCGTCGGCCTGGGCGAGGACGACGCCGACGGCTTCCCCGAGCCCACCGAGCGGGAAGTCACCCTCATCCTGCCGATCACCAAGAAGCACCTGTCCGACGGCCTGGAGGCCGTTCTGGAGTGGTCGGAGTACGCGGACATCCCGTTCATCGCGGTCACCGACGGCGAGAAGAGCCGCGCCGTGGACTCCATCCTCAAGGACGCCGAGGAGGTCGTGCGCACGGCCAACGTCACCGCCGGGATCGTCGACCTGCTGAAGAAGGCCGACAGCGTGGGCGACGCTCACGTCATCCTCCTGTGGGGCGACGAGGGCAGCGAGGAGGCCGAACTCCTCCTGGACGCGGCCGAGGCCGCCGGGATCAAGGCGAAGGACCTCACGGCCGGACTCGACGACATCTCCTTCGCCAGCGAGCCCGAGGCCGCTCCCGAGCCGGAGCCGGAGCCGGAGCCTGAGCCGGAGGCGCCGAAGCGTGGCCGCCGTCGCGGACGCCGTGCCGAGCCGGAGCCGGTCGAGGTGGAAGAGGAGCCGCTGACCGAGGACGAGCCCGAGGCCGCTCCCGAGCCGGAGCCGGAGCCGGAGCCGGAGGCGCCGAAGCGTCGCGGTCGCCGCAAGGCCCAGCCGGAGCCCGAGCCGGAGGCAGACCCGGTCGAGGAGGACATCCAGAACCAGGAGAGCCTGGAGCAGGAGGTCGCCCGAGCGCAGCACAAGGCGCAGCAGGAGGCCGCCAAGGCGGTCCCGGACACCGAGATCGACCTGCTCCTCGTGCGCGCCGCTTTGGAGGGTGCCTACAACGCCTTCCGACTGGAGGACGAGCGCAACGCGGTCATCAACCAGGCCGACGTGCGCGAGCGCCCGCTGACCGAACTGCTCCGCAAGGCGCTTCATACCCTGGGCGACGCCGCCCAGCAGGAGAAGGCCTCGGAGGCTCCGGCCGCCGAGGAGCAGGAGGAAGAGGAGTCGACCCCGCGCCGTCGCCGTGGCCGTCCGCGTGACGAGACCAAGACGTTCGCCTACCTGGTCGACGACGAGGGCAACTACAGCCGTCGCGGCCGTGGCCGGATCCCGGCCGGACAGAAGGTCGTCCAGTTGACGCGGGCGGAGATCGAGGAGAAGGGCCTCGACTTCGACTCGGAGTGAGTAACGCAAAGGCCCCCGGCGCTGGCGAGGTTCAAGACCTACAAGCCACTGCCGGGGGCCTTTGCCCACCACACCCCGAGGCCCACCACAAACCCCGAGATGAGAGAGACCCTAGCATGGGGATATCGCTTCATACTTATCGCTTCCTCGGAGTCGCCGAGTGAGCATCCTGATCATGTCCGAGGTGTTCTCGTACTCCGACACGCGCCTGGCCACCCGCCTGGTGCTGCTCGCGCTGGCCGACGCCGCCAACGACACCCACCGCATGTGCTGGGAGTCCGCTGACACCATCGCGGGCAAGGCGCGCGTCTCCAAGCGGCAGGCGTACGCCTCGCTGGCGACCCTGGAGGAGCAGGGGGTCGTCGAGCACGTGCCGGACGACGAGGTGCCCGTGGAGGCCCTGCGCTACAAGTCCGTGGTCCGGCGTATCAAGCCGGTGGCGGAGTGGCCGGTGACCTCCCCGAGTGCAGATTCTGCACCCCTGAGCAGTGCAGAATCCGCACCCCCTGTGTCGAAGTTTTCACCCAACCCCAATATCCCTACTAGAAGTAATAGAGATACTTCGTATCTCCAGGGCGACGCCCTGCAAGACGAACCTGTGACCAGGCCAGGAGCCAAGGGCTGGGGGGCCGTCGCGGCACCCAAGCGTGGCGGCCGGAAGAAGTCCCGGAAGCAGGTGGCCGAAGAGCAGGCTAAGGCGGAGAGGGAACTCGACCCGGCGTTCGTGGTCTCCCAGTCCCTGGAGGAGAGCGCCCCGTCGTTCAGTCTCTACGGCGATCTCCCGGCCTCGCAGGACATCCCGGCCCCTCCGGTCCAGCGACCTCCCAGGAAGCGCTCCACGCGGCCGTCAGAGGAACTGGCCCTGTTCTTCGACAAGAGGGCCCAGGAGGTGGGCCACCCGGTACCCGGCACGACCAACCTCTCCGCCCTCACCGGCAACTTCGGCCGGTGGATGGCACAGGGCACGGAGCGGGACGAGATCCGCCAGATGATCATCACCTACTGGTCGTCGTCCTGGCAGCGCTCGGACAACGTGGTCGCCTGGAAGGACTTCCTGGCCGCCCGTGGGCTGCTGACCCAGCGACTGGGCAAGGCCGTCAGTGCGATGGAGGACAACCGGTTCAACGAGGACTACTGGTCCTGACCGACCCGAAGGGGCGGGCTGCTGCGGCGGTCCGCCCCTTACGCATTCCAAAGGCGTATCCGAGAAGCAATAACTGTGGTAGCCTGCTGAGCGTTGACCCACCACCACAGGAGGTACCGACCATGGCGACAGACCCCCGGGTCCACGCCCTGCGCCTGAAGGAGTACGGCATCCCGGCGCACTACCGCCACCTGCGGCTTCATACCGTGGCGGACGCCGCGCCGCGCGCCGCCTGCCAGACCTGGCTCGACAACCTGCGCGACCACTACGTCACCGACAAGCGCCCGCTCGACCAGTACCCCGAGGACTGGTCCCAGATCGGCAAGGGCCTGCTGTTCGTCGGCCCTCCCGGCACCGGCAAGACCTCCCTGGCCACGGCCACCCTGCTGGAGGTCTACTTCGAGAAGCGCCTGCCGGTCCACTGGCTGGCCTACGCCGACTTCGTGAAGGACTCCATCGAGAAGATGGGCCTCCAGGACCGGCACGAGCCCGAAGCCGTCGCCCGCTGGTGGGAGATCCAGGACAAGATCGTGGCGGCCGAGAAGGCCCCCGTCCTCCTCCTGGACGACGTCGGCAAGGAGCACCGCACCAAGACCGGCTACGCCGAAGGCCTGCTCGACACCCTCCTGCGCCAGCGTCACCGCGAGGCCCTGCCCACCCTGGTCACCTCGAACCTCCCGCCCCGGGAGTGGGGCGCCGTCTACAACCCCACGATGGGCTCCTTCATCCAGGAGGCCTTCACCCACCTCACGATCGTCGGAGGAGACCGCCGTGCAGCATGAGCAGATGGTCCTCCCCTTCGAGGACGAGATTTTGTCAGTTGTCTACAAAGACGAGATCCTGTCGACGATCACCGGCAGGTTCCCCGAGCAGCAGCACACCGTCAGCATGCTGAAGCGCCTGGCCTGGGCCCGCGCCAAGAGTCTCGGCTTCCGGCCCTTCCGCTACAGCGACCGGCGCGAGGTCCGGGGCAACCGGCTTCATATCTGGCTCCGCGCGGACGCGGAGCGAACCTGATGCAGGGCGGGGACATAAGCAACGAGGTCTCCCCGCGCCTGGTCGTCGTCTTCGAAGGCCTCCTGGGCAACCTGCCCACCGCACGTACCCGAGCTGGCGAAGCCGTGGCCCGCCGCGCTCACCAGTGGAAGCGCGCGGTGAAGGCCTACGAGATCAACGAGCCGCTGGCCCACGTCATCTGGGACACGGTCTGGCGCCACCGGTACTCGGTCGACGTCATCACCTACCTGGGCGACGAGTTCGCCGAGGCCCTGGAATGGCGCCTGGACATCGAGGGCCTGCCCATCGGCCGCATCTGGGCCGACGAGCCGAAGAAGCTGGCCCGCCGCCTGGCACACATGCCGGACGTCGCAGCGATCTTCGACAACGAACACCACCTGATCTACGGCAGCAAGGGGCGCATGCTCCCGGCCGTACCCACCACCCTGATCGGAGCCATGTAGTGGCGGACTTCGAGCGGCTGCTCGTCTCCCGCGTCATCCAGGACAAGGACCTGACTGACGTCGCGGACGCGGGCATCACCCCCGACTTCTTCGGCGACCCGGACAACCGGGCCGTCTTCAAGGCGATCCTGCGGCACAAGGGCACCTACGGTGAGGTGCCGTCCCTGGCCACGATCAAGACGGACTTCCCCACCTACAAGTTCGTCAAGGTCGAGGACAGCATGAACGTGCTGACCGACCGGCTGCGGGAACTTCATACTTTGGCCCTGCTGGAGCAGGGCCTGGCCGACTCGGTCGACGCACACGAAGAGGGCGACGCGCTGGCCGCGATGGCGGCCCTGCACAAGACCCTGGCGGACATCGCCTCGGCCGTACCCAACGCCCGCGACACTGACCTGACGGAGACCGGCCAGCAGCGCCTCGCGCGGTACCTCACGCTCAAGGACCTGCCCGACGGGCTCCGGGGGATCCCCACCGGCTTTACGACGATCGACAGGGCCACCCAGGGCCTCCAGAAGGAGCAGTTGGTCACCTTCGTCGGCCCGCCGAAGGCCGGTAAGTCGACGCTGCTCCTGCTGGCCGCCATGGCCGCCCACCTGCACGGCGAGCGCCCGCTGTTCATCGGCTTCGAGATGAGCAACGAGGAGCAGGAGGAACGCTTCGACGCCATTCGCGCGGGGATTTCCCACGCCCGGCTGAGGAATGGAACGCTCAAGAAGGCCGAGTGGGACAAACTCGAAAGGGCCTTGCGGGAACTGGAGGCTATGCCTTCGTTCTTCCTTTCCTCGGACTCCATGAATGCGACGACGCTTACCGGTGTGCAGTCGAAGATCGACCACATCAAGCCGACGATCGTATTCGTGGACGGCATCTACATGATGCAGGACGAACTCGGCGAGGCTCAGGGATCCAGCCAGGCGCTTACCAACCTCACCCGAGGATTCAAGCGCATGGCGAAGAACCTGCAACTCCCGATCGTCATTTCCACGCAGGTCCTGGAATGGAAGATGAACAAGAAGAAGGGCATCACGTCTGACTCCATCGGATATTCGTCCTCCTTCGCCCAGGACTCCGACGTGATCCTCGGTGTCGAGTCCACGGAGGACGCGAACATCAACAAGATCAAGGTCGTCCTGGCCCGTAACTGCCCGCCCCTGGAGACCTACTGCCAGTGGGACTGGGAGACCGGCAAGTTCGAGGAACTCAACGAGGACCCCTTCGCCATGGACGAGGAGAACACCGATGGATACGTCGGCGCCTTCTGAGCCCCGCCTGGTGGTCCTAGCCGGGAACTACCGGGAGTTCCTGTTCTGGTGCCGGGAGAACAACCGTAATCCCCGTGACCAGAATCTGATATACGCCAGCGAAATGCACCGGATCAGGGGCCTCGGGCATATCAGGGTCCTCACCTACGGAACCTGGGCTGACCGGGGGCCGCAGGCGTGGGAAATGTACGACTACCTGAAGCATGTGGAAAAGAGGTATCAGTAATGGTCCGAGCGAAAGCCAAGGGCTGGGACGCAGTAGGCACCCCCATTCCGGGAAACGTCACCGCCTGCTTGGACGAGATCGGTCTCGACTACAAGGTGAACGGCGACGAGATTCATATGCCGTGCCCCATGCACGAGGCGCGGACGGGAAAGAAAGACAAGCACCCATCCTTCTCTATCAACTCCGACGCTGGCTATTTCAACTGCTTCTCCTGCGGCTACCGGGGCCCGTTCGTCGTCCTGGTCAAGGACGTGCTCGACATCCCGTACAGCGACGCGGCGGTGTGGGTGCGCGGGCGCGGCGGCATCGAGCGGGTGAAGAAGTTCCTGGCGAAGAAGCAGCCGAGCCAGGTCGACACGACCAAGCACATCAATGAGGCCTCGCTGGCCCTGTACGTGACCCCGCCGCTGGCCGCTTGCGCAGAGCGCATGTTCTTCCCCCAGGACGCCGAGGCCGCCGGAGTGCTCTGGGATCCCAAGCGCGACATGTGGATCGTCCCGGTGCGCTGCCCCGACACCGGCATGCTCTGGGGCTGGCAGGAGAAGAACTCCCGCTACTTCCGCAACCGGCCCAACTCCATGACGAAGTCCAAGACCCTCTTCGGGCTTCATACCTACGAGGACGACCTGGCCATCCTGGTCGAGTCGCCCCTCGACGTGGCCCGGCTGCGCGCGGCGGGATACAAGGCCGGGCTGGCCGCCTTCGGCGCCGGAGTCTCCGACGCCCAGATGTCCCTGATCCGCGACCACTTCGACACCGTCGTCATCGCCCTGGACAACGACAAGGCCGGAGTCGAGGCCTGCGCCCGGCTGCGCAAGGAGTGGGTCGGACGAGGCCTGACCCTGCGCTTCCTCGACTACTCCCACACGTCCGCCAAGGACCCCGGAGACATGACCGACAGCGAGATCACCTACGCCGTCGACAACGCCTACTCATCCGTCCTCGCACGGTTCTAAGGAGCCCGTCATGCCCTACAACAAGCGCCGACTTCATACCTGCGGCAAGCGCCGCTTCCCCGACCGCGTCTCCGCGCTGCTCGACATGCAGCGGATCCAGCGCAAGAAGGACAGCACCCGCGAGTTCCTGCCGGTGCGCGTCTACGAGTGCCCCAGGTGCCGTGGCTTCCACATGACCCACCAGGAGGCCGCGAATGCTGGCGCCTGAAGGCTACGAGCACCTGGGACAGGCCTTCTGGGACCGCGTCGAGCCCGACCCGGACTCCGCATGCCTGATCTTCCAGTCGACCGCGACGCGGCCTACCTACCGGGGCCAGAGCCTGCTGTCGTTCATCACCGGAGGCGCCGGGCAGAAGCACCGCGCGTGTACCCGGCGGATGTGCGCCAACCCCGACCACATCCAGGAGGGGCACTACACCCCGGGCGTCCCCTTCGCCCGCCGACCGCGCACACGGGGGCAGTTCGATCGGCAGTACTCCCAGTGCTGAACATCGACCTGCACCCGTACCAGGAGGATGCTGTGGCCCGCGCCGTCGAGCGCGGGTCGCTCCTCATCGCCTACGAGATGGGCCTGGGCAAGACGCCCATCGCCCTGGCCGCCATCGAGGAGCTGCTGGCCGAGGGCGAGGTCGAGACCGCCGTCATCGTGGTCCCGGCCTCGCTGAAGTACCAGTGGGCCAAGCAGATCGCCAAACTCACCGACGTGCCCACCCGGGTCATCAAGGTGCGCGAGGACGGCCAGACCCAGGAGATCACCGTGCCGACGGAGGACTACTGCATCCTCATCGACGGCGACACCAAGAAGCGGGCCGGTCAGTACGTCAAGGTGAAG